AAGCGGTACAGCTGGCGAGGCACCGCGAGTGGCTTGCGTCCGGGCTTGGCCATTAGATATCCAGCGCAATGGCGACAAACAGGTTCTCGAGGTACTTCGTGCACATCTCCTCCTCGCCCCGAAAGAGGACGTATCCCTCTTCGCCGTTGCCAGGAGGTACTGCCATTACCGTTCTGACTTCGGAGTCAGGATCGGGTTGCGACAGCTGTATGGCTTCCATCTTGTGCAAGTTAACCAGGTCGCCGTTCTCGTCCTTGACGTATGCCCACTGGCTCATATTCCCCTCCCCACTGACGGCAGCGTTTGCGGTTCGGGCGCCTGCTCGATCACCTTCACTGCGGCGACGCAGGAGATGTACAGCCCACGCCTGCCGTTGCTGTCACAGCCGAGGCCCATCTTGAGGATGGTTTCCTTTGCTGGGACCATCTTGAGAAGCTTGAGCGCGCGCCCCAGGTTGCGGAAACGGCCCTGGAGTTCGCGCTTCGTCTGGCCGATGCGGAAGCAGAGGTCTAAGGCTTCCCCTTCGAGGACCCCGAGTTTCTCTTGCGGAATCCAGTACGCGGACGCTTCCGCGACTGCCTGTACTGCAGGGTGGTCATTGGTTTGGCTTTGCATTTACCGCCTCCTGCGCGGTGAGGATATGGATAGGCGCTGCACTTGCAGTGGTTCACTGAAGATTCCAGTCCCTAAGGGCTTGCTTGATGCCTTCGTTAAAGGCGTCCTGATGATAGGGGTCGTAGCCGCACGCCTCGACGTAGTCGTAGTTGCCTTTGTGGAGCTCGTCTTTCGCCCACGTGTAGCCCTGTTCGTAGCGCGACTGCTGGCGCGCCTTGCGACTGAACAGTTTAGAAAGGAATGTCATCGTCGAGCTTGTCGATCTGAGCTTTGTTCTCTTGCTCCTCCGTCGCGTGGTTCCTCCACCCTCCCCGCAAGTCCAGGCTTGCGTTCAGCCCTTTCTTGTCTAACCTGGTGACCATGCAGTTGTGCACGACCGCTCCGTTGTCCATGCGCCAGGCGAAGCGCGCGGCTATCTGTGCGGCCACGTAGCCGATTTTCCAGTCCTCTCGGCCGTTAGTGTCGAGGCGGACGTAGGCCGCTATGGCGTTAGGGTCGTACGGGTTGTTCGGCTCACGCTTGAGGTGTAGCTGGCAGCCGAGGTACAGGGCGTGAGCGTCGAGCGCGCGGTCGAAGTCGTGATGTTGTCCGCCTCGGACGCGAATGTCCTGGAGTTTCATGTACTGACCTTTGCTTGAATGAGGAGTTGAAGGTCCGACAGCGTAAGGCTTTCGCCAGGGTTTAGCGGTCTGTTGCTCTCGAGAGAGGCGATGAGATTCAGACCCTGGTACGCTAGTACCTCTACCGAGTTGCGCTGGTTAGTGATTACTAGGCGGTCGACGAACAGGCGCCACTCGAGCGCACCTGTGAGTACTGCTGTGGTGTTGACATGCCAGCGCATTATCCTTTCCCTCCGAACATGTCTCGCAGGAATTGGTCGAAATGGTGGCTGGTTTTGAGTGCCGCCTCGTGCGGGACGCCAAGGTGAACACAAAGGGCCTGGTGAAAGCCTTGCAGCTCTTGGCGAACTTCCTGCTTGAATTCGTCCAGCCGGTGGTGCCTGTTGGGGGCGTACTGGTCGGAGTTGTCTCCGAGTATCTCCATACTGTCGCACACGCTGCGCTCGATCGCCATGAGCCAGGCACAGGCGCCAGCGGCGAACGCAATGTCCTTGCCGTGTGTCATCTCCACTGCACGTTTGAGCGCGTCAAACCGCTCCTGCATGCGCTTGGCCCGCTCTTCGCTCATCCCTCACCTCGGACGTACATCTCCGCTCCGTAACGGATGCTCTCCTTGACGATGGTCCGCAAGCGAGCGTTAGAGACTCCTGCAAAGCGAGCGAGGGAGTCCGCGCACACTATTGCCATACGCAGGTGAACCAACATCGCTTTCTCGGCGACGTCGTCTCGCATGTGAACACAGTCGATGAGCATCCTAGCGACGGTGTTAGTGCCAATGACGTGCAAGGCGCGCGCCAAGTCCAGGTCAATGTCGAACTCCACTGCGAGGCGGTTGACCTCCTGAATGGCCCGTGACTTCATGAATGAGGGGAGGTGTTCGACATGCTGATCGATTACCTTATTCGACGTGTCGACCAGATCGTTGGCTATCTCCTTGGTGATGATGCCTTTCATAGCGCGATCCTTGCTGGGCGCTGCAGCTTGGCCATGCCGACGGCCTGATCCATCGCGCACTCGGCCTCGGTAATGCAGTCGAGTATGTCCGGCTCGGGAAGGAGCAGCATGCTGACGGCGCCGATCAGGTAACCGGCGAGGAAGGAGACGAAGATCACCAGTCCAATGACAGCCTTGTTCACCGCTTGCTCCTTTGAGGTAAAAGCTCGATCATGGCTCGAGTTATGTAGTCCATAAGGCCTGCATAATGTTCAGGTGTGAGAACGATCTGAGCCAGAACGTGCTCGTTGTCACGGTCGTCTACTTCTTTGTCCGTAAGGACAATGTTACCTTCAGTGTTGACCGACACGTAAAGGTAATCGCCGAGGTGCTCTTCCTTCATGTCTCGAGCTCCTTAGTCGTGTTTGCCAGTCGCGCGATTGCGGTTCTGGTATTCGGTAACCAGGTCTTCGAACAACCGTCTGGCAGCTTCGTAGTTGCCTTTCTCTAGGCCGAGAACTATCCACTGCCAGATCTCTTCAGGTGTCATTTCGATCTTGTCTGGCATCACATCTCCTCCTCGACCGTGATCCTGATCCTTCGCGGCATGTCTCCGAAGGCCTCGAGCAGCGCCTTGGTAACCAGATACACGCCGGACTTGAGCTTGACGCCGAACTCCTCGTCGCTCACGTCATACCTGCCCGTGTTGATCGTCGGCTTCGTCAACTTCAGCCCCTGGATCACCAGCCTCCTCGGCGGTGTCAAAGGGGTTTTCTGCGAGGTGTCCTGTTCCATGCCACTCTCCATGTTCGTCGAAGTAGCCTTGCGGTTTGCTTGCAAGGAGCCATTTGCTGATCATGACGCCATGCTTGTCGTTGATGTGCTTACCCCGGCGTCTGTTAGGGCAGTCACAGTGCATCTGCGGGTCAGTGTGACCCTTGTCGAAGCGCTTGTCGCCGCGCCTGACCATGGTCACAAAGTACACGTTGTCGGGCTCAGCTGCGTCAAGGAACTTGGTGACCTTGTAGAAGCTGGGCCCTACCTGGGAGGGGTAGTACTCGATGCTCACGCAGGCGCTCCTGGCTCCTGGAACTCCGCAGGGAACCGCTTCATGAACTCGTCGTCCGGTCCCTCGTCGTTCATGAGAAAGGAGCCGAGGAACCAGCACATTTCCACCTCGCTGTCGAACGTCGTCTCCTGCTCGACGCCAGTCCAGGTGTCCAGGTAGCGAAGCACCTGCTTGCCGTCCTTCACGTAGGACGTGAACATCGCGTCTCCGATGAGCAGGAGAGTGTTGTTGGGGTTCTGCGCTGCGTGATCGCCTAGGACCTTCTTCTTCAGCGCAAATGCTTGACTCGCGGACATTTACTTCTCCTTGGTTTCCACGCTGGGATCGCGTGGGTTAGTGGGACTGCTGCGAAGACTGTAATTGAGTACGTTCCTCATCCATATGAGGTTGGATTCGGTTTCAGGTAAATCGAAGCGAAAAAGCAGTTGCCGCGCGCTGAACCCTTGAGACTCGTGTAGGCGCCGTGCCTCGATTATCTGCTCATCGCTGAGCTTGACGTAGCCGTTGTAACGACGATAGCCGTGGCGCCGGCCGTACTTGGCCGATATCTGCAGGCCGATGACCGTGGCGAAGGAAGAGGCGATGCGCTTCATGACTTAGCTCGTCGAGTGCGCTGAGTAAACCACCTGTTGCAGATCAGACACCGCCACCAAATCTTGCTCACGCCCTGCGGGCTGATGCGTGCTAGACGCTGACCACAGTGCTTGCCGATCATGTCACCTTCTCCTCAACGTGGTAGAAGACGTGAAAATCACACTGGTTGTGCAGATTGCTTAGCGCGTGTTCGAAGTTGGCGAAAATATCGCGCTTGACCGTGTTGATGCTTTGGCCTGTTTTGTAGCGAAACTCGCACACGCACTTGCGAACTGGCCTGTGGATCACCGGCCGCTTGGTGTCTACGCCTGTGGTGACGAGCGGCTTTTCCTTTGGCGCTGGCGGTTCGCGCACAGGAATCGTGCGAGCGAGCGGGGTGTCCGGACTGGGTTGTACGTAGACGAGGTCTTGTCTGCCTCGAGAGTTGACGGCGATCTGGAAGAACCTACCCCTGTGGTCCTGCTTGACGCCTGGGATGAGAGTCCAGGCCATTAGTATGGCCCCTCGCTGCGGGGTTCGAGTGTTACTCCCATGCCGTTCTGCATGTTGGCTTGGAACTCTTCCAACATTTCGGAGTCGAGTTCCTCTTTCAGCCAAAGTATGGCCTTGCTCTCGTCGACAGGGATGAGCTTGACCTCGATGTTGTTGCCGAGCAGGAGCCCAGCTCCGTAGACTACGTCTTGCTGGTTGCCGATGAACGCTTGGGCCATTATGGTCTCCTCGAATAGAACCACGCCTTGGCCGCATCGAGCGAGGGCATGTCGATCACTGCAAGCACCTGCCAGAAGCCGTACTCCTCGACTCCGAGATCCTCGTTCTGCTTGTTGCGACGCTCGGCTTCGCCCTCGCTCGCTACTTGGTGCGAGGTGAGCACTCCACTGTCGTCACGGAAAGCGATTATGACTTGTTTCACTTGACCTCTCCTTCGATCTCGATTGTGATTTCGCCTGTGGACTTGGCGACCTTGTCCGGCAGCGGCAGCGTGACGTCCAATACCGCCTGCCTGTACTGCGTCCTTTCCTGCTCCAGCGCCGCTTCCCAGATCTCGACCGCCTGTTGCTCGACGGCGATGCAGCCTGGGCATCGGGCCACGTCTTGGCTGTGCCACTCGATGATGTCCTCGAGGGGTTGCTCGATCGAGTGGAACAGGAATAGGTCTGCGCAATGCTCGCTGCGGCGGAGTACCTCGCCTCCGAATGGCATCACGCTGACGAATTTGATGTACTCGCCGCCTATGAAGTCGACGTGGCCATTGCAGCAGCGGCAACCTTGCCTGACGACGTGCGTGATCTTGGCGATAGGACGCCACTGACTGGAGTCCTCAGGATTGAGCCGCTCGGGCGACTTACCTAGCCCGCCCTGTATTTTGGGATTGGCTGCGTGGAACGCCTTGTTGGCTGCTTGAGCGAGCTCAATGTCAGTGGGTTTCTTTTTGCCTTTGGCCGGGAACGCCTGATCGAGTTCAGCGATGAACGCGAGCAATTCGGCGTCAGCGGTGGGTTTGTCAGTCACGATTGAGCTCCCTTCGCGCGAGAACCATCTGGATGCAGAAGCAGGCCACGTCATCCCACTGCCCATCAGGCGAGTTGCTGTAGAACACGGCTGCGCGTCTCAACTGCTCGTCGGTATAGCGATCCGTGAGCGCTAGGATTTGGTTGTATTCCGCTTGTGTCATTGAATCCCCCTTCCTTGCCACGGAGCCATGCAGATGTTCGCCTCGGTGACCTTTTCCAGTGGAAGTTTGCCCTCCAGCACGGCGAGCTCGATCAGGGCTTTGCGCCATGTGAACTCGTCTGTGCTCAGGATGCGCTCACAGCACGCCTGGGATGCGGGCGGGAGTGGAGTTGCGGAATTGCTCATGTTATCTCCAAGGTGAGGGTGAATAAAGGTGCGGGTTAACGCACCATTATTGTGCACATGGTTCGGTCAGTTTGTCAAGCACTCTATTTCGCGACCAAGACCCTTTGAGCTGGGATCCACCTTTAATCCAAGCACCAGGTTGGTGAGGCCTGACCTTGGCCCCGAGTCACCGGCTCGGGCTGCAATCCCCTGTCAAAGGGCCCTGTACTAGCGGCCCTTGTGCTACGTGGAGGTCAATAACTTCACAGGGATACGTGTTCCCACAGCACGCCCTCCGTTAGAGTTGACCTGCTTGCTCTACTGCGGCGCGCTTTCCTCCTCGCCGTGTTCCGGCACCTCGATCTCGAGCGCCTGCTCGCCTGCGGTCTCGGCCGCTTTCGCAGCCTTCTCCGCGCGGATCTTCGCGATCATGGCCTTGACGCCGGCGTTGGAGCGCCAGCCCTTGCGCTGGTCATCGGTCGCCTTCTCGACTGCGAGTTTCGTCTTCTCGAGATCGGTGCCCTTGATCCTCGAAATGGCCTCGGCGAGCTCGGCCAGGCGAGGACGCGCCTCGTCTCCGGCGCCGCGCCACTCGCCGGAAGCGAGCTGGGAGAGGATGTCTCGGAGATTGGCCTTCGCCTGCGTGACGTTGCCCTTGACGCTGGCATACGAGTCGCCGCCCTTCTGGCTGAGGCCGTGCAGGCCGAGTTGGACTTGGATTTCCGCTGGCAGCTGATTGAAGTCCTGCTCGATGGTCTCCTCGTTGGGCGTGCCGGGCTCGAAGATGAAGCTCACGACCTTCGTATCCAGGTCGTATTCCTTCTTGCTGAACTTGACCTTGGCAGCCGCTGAGCCGCCCTGGCGTTGGCCGTTGCCACCTGTTGCGCGCTGCGCCTCGGCTTGCTGCATGAGGCCGGCGACGATGGCTGTGGACAGAACCTTGAGTTGCATGTGATACCTCCGTTGGTTGATAAAGCCGGGATTAGCCCGGACGATGATGGTGCCCGAATTGGGCAAGTTTGTCAAGTGAACTATACAACGTTTCCACAGTTGAAGCAATGCCAAAGGGAATCCGATTCCTTACACATGACTTTGAGGCATTTGGGGCAGCCGATGAACACGTCGCCTGGTTGGAGAGTAGGGACTGGAGTGCTTACAGGCATGCTGCCCGGCTTGCATTGGCACTCCAGCGCAGGTCGCCCGCAAGTGAGACAGAGGTCAGAGTTGAATGCCTCGTCGTAAGCTGATGCCTTTTCCTTTTCCTGCTCTGGCATGCGGCACTTGCGCCAATCTGGAGGCGCGTTGGGATAGACCCTGTGGATCTTGCGCCAGTCGCCCGTGTTGCGAAAGCCGTTAATGATGTCCCAGGCTCGACCGTCGGCCAAGAATATCGCATGACACTGTACGCCTTCAATCCAGATCCACTGCTGTCCCTTGGCCGCGGACTTGCGCTTGGCATCTAGCCGCCAGTCTTCGATATACGCTGGCTTGTCTGCTGGCCAGTCTTGAAATACGCCCCCTTCCCGCTCGACATAGTAGACTATTGTTTGCCTGGGCATGGCTGTGTCTCCTCGTGTTTGATCAGGTTTGCTTGGCGCCCGCACTTGCTGCATATGCCAGTGTAGCCGTTAAACCTGCACCTTGTTGCGATCTGCGCTTTGCGCCGCTTGGCCGTGAGCCCGAGTAGCGCGCACATCAGTGCGTAGTACATTTCCCTGGTCATTGCCACTCCTCCTTAGGCTTCCCGCACAGTATGCATACGTCGTACTCGTTTGCCTCGTGAGCACATGCGGCAGGTGCACCCTTGTCTGCTGGCGCAGGCTGGGATATGTATTGCTTTACCCACTCCTCCGCTGCGTCATATGAGGGCTTGCCTTGCTTCTCGATGAACTGGCTGGTTGGTAGCCCTTCAGTGTCGACTTCGGGCAAGGTCACGGTTTGCGCCTGCTCGTGCGTATGCGTGCCTTGCATGAGCTCAGGTGGTAGCCCAAGAAACTGTATTTGCGCAGGTGCTACTGGCTCCTCCTTGCCGTGTGGACACCAGCGTGGATCCTTGTTACAGGCTGTGCATCGCACCTGCAATATGAGGCCTATAGCGTTCATAGCCATGTGTTGAAACGGCCCTGGATCAAGCGAGAGGATTTGCCTTGCAGTGTAAAACCTCTGCCGCTGGTTGGTGGCCGTCCCACCTGTGGGCATAGTTATCGCTGGCGGAATCTTTCCCTCGGCGTACGTCTTCAGCGTGTCAATAATCCACTGCGGTGTACTCCTGTCTGGATTCTCCCTCGAGCGCAACAACTTACTTCGCTTGCTATTTGGATTCACCTTGCGTCCCATCTGTCAGTCTCCTTGTGGTCTGTTCGACTGTGAAACTGTGCGACTGTGCGTTCAAAGGGGTTATTCCTCGACTTGGCTCCTCTTGTATCTCTATAAAAAAAAAAAGAAAAAAACAAAGGAGAAGAGGCCAAGGCGAAACCATTCCGAGGCGTGTGGCATGTGCCTCAGGGCGGGTAAACCATACGCTCGTGTAGTCGCACAGATTCACAGGTTTACGTGTATAACTGTACACGCGAAACCCGTCAGTTGTCAAGCGCACTGTGCGGGCGCACAAGCGCAATGGGGAGAGGGGACGATAAAAGGAAAGGGGACCGGGAGGGTTTCCCCTCCCATCCTTGGTTACTCGGTTTCCTCAGGGACTTCGATCTCGATCTCGCTGTCGGACTCCTTGGCGAGCTTGGCGGCTTTCTCGCTCCGGATCTTGGCAATCATCGCCTTGACCTTGGCGTCCGCCCTCCACGTCTTGATCTGCTCCGGCTTGAACGCGAGGGCCTTTTCCAGCATGTCTCGCTTATGGCCCATCCTTGCCATTGCGTCCAGCACCTCGCCGGTGTTGTCACGCTCGGGCGTCATCTTCCAGTCGCCGCCGGCCGACAGGTGATCGACGTACGCGCTTGCCCGTTCGTAAGCCGCGCGATCCTTCTCGGCGTCCGTCATATCCTTGTCGAGCGCCCGGAAGTCGCCGAATCGCTGCTTCCACCCGTGGTCGAGGCATTCCGCCGTGTAGTCGCCAACGTCCTGATACTGCGACAGCTGGCCGACAGGGACTTGCAATTCCTTCCCAATCGCGGGATACTTGACCGTCATCACGCGCTCGGGACCGACGTCGCCTGCGAACGACACTCTCGCTTCTTTTGCCATTTGAAACCTCATCTGTTATCCGTACCTTGATTGATACGGTAAAGATATGATGCTCTTATTTAGGTTCCTTGTCAACACCTATTTCCTCTTTAGAATCAACTACTTATCCCCACCTCACCCCAATCGCGGTCGGCTTGCCGAATCGATAACCCACTCGCTCCGCATAATCAGTTGGGAAGATAATGAGCATATTAACGCACGATTAACCCGCACATGAATCCCCAGTGGGCGCCTCCATCTCGGGTTTAAGATCCAGACCAACCTTCCGGCGGAAATTTCCCCGCGTCCCCCTTGACACCCGCCGCCTGTTAGTGTACGGTGCAGGATAGAGGCATGGTATGGAAACTGCGCAAACCCGAATCCTGAAGAACGGTCTCAAGCCCGTTCACGAGCTGCTGGCGGAGTACATCCTGCAGCGGCCGCAGGCGACCCTCCACGAGATGAGCGCCTTCTTCGAGTACAGCCCGTCGTGGCTGTGCCAGGTCATCAACTCGGACATGTTCAAGGCGTACATGGCCGGCCGGATGAAGGAGGTCCAGGCTGTGGTCACTCAGGACGTGCCGGCTCGGATGGCTGCGCTCGCGCATCTCGCTATGGACCGCATGGAGGAGACCCTAAACAAGACAGGGGATCCCGAGCTCATAGTCGACTCGTTCGACAAGGTGATGCATCGCTACGGCTACGCTCCGAACGCGAGGAACGCGGTCAACCAGGGCGGCGTCATTCAGCAACAGAACGTGTTCTACCTGAACCAAGATCAGTTCCGTAAGGTCCAGGAGAAACTGGTAAACGCTCACTCAAACCCTGCCCCAGCCCCAGCGCTGGAGCACAACCCACAAGGAGATGACGAGGGATCAGAGCTCAGCCCCGTTAGCGAGAAGGTTCCGGCCAGCGGTTGACGTCAGGAGTGCAAAGTTCCTTGGCGGCAAACCACCCTGGATCAAGCGCGGTAGGTCTACTGGCCGGTTCGCTGTCGGTATCCGCTACGAGCGTCAGACGCATGAACATCTGGCGCTTGTGGCGCTGGGCATGCACCAGGTCGAATACCGTGAGGGACCATGGATCGAGTTCTGGGATCGGAACGGCAAGCGTGTTTGCCAGATCGATGCTCTCATGGCCAATCATCAGCACAAGGTCTGCATAGTCTATGAAATCAAATACCAGCATTGTCTCGACGCCTGGTTCCAACTCCGAGAGCTCTACTACCCAGTCGTCCAAAAGCTCTTTCCTGGATACGTTATCGGCCTTATGGAGATCTGCCACTGGCACGATCCGGCAGTGGTATTTCCTCAGGCGTATTCGTTCACAGACTCGCCCTTACGCATTCCTAAGAGCAACCAGGTCGCGGTCTGTATCTTTAACCCCAAGAGACGAGATCGAGGTCTCGTTTCCCAAGCAGGATATCATGGCGGCCAAGGTATTGGTCAAGAGACTGGTGGGTGCCGGATTAAGGCCGGGACCAGCAGCGGGACTTCTAGTTCTTCCTCGCCACGAAGTCGAGATGTGGTTCGACAAGGAGGCGGTGAAGTTCCTGAAGGAGCAGAAGGAAGCTAGGCAGCGACCCATAGCGGTACTTTAACGAAAGGAGCATCATGGCAGACGCAACACAGCAACGGCCACCGCAGCAGGGTACGACTGCTGCAAGGGATCAGGCGATCATGAGGCAGGGCGCGGATATCGCAACCGTTCCGCCCCCCAGACACGCCAAACCCGAAGAGATCATGGTCGGCCCAGGAGAAAACCCCATCGGAGTGCCAGTCGGCAGCGAGGCCTCGGTCGAGGGCAATGACGTTCGCCCAGTCGCGGCGCCGAACCGAGCTCACGCCGAGCTCACCCAGGTGAAGAATTCCGAGCTGCGCCGCCGAGATGCGGCCGAGTTCAAGAAGCGCGGGCTGCGAGCCGACGGCTCCGGAGTGCTGGGGCGGAACATCGGCTTCAGCGGCGAGGGAGTATTCGTGGTCGAGCCGCAGGGCGACAGCGGAGTCGAGAAGCAATTCGTCTCTGGTGGTGCCACAGTGGTCATGCCCGAAGCGGGAGTACTCATCCGACCGCTGAGCCCGAAAGAAGAGCAGGAGTACTTCGGCACGCCTCCGCAGGTCAAGGCCCAGCGTTCCAACGACCTGGTCAAGGGCGGAGGCCAAGGCGGCGGAGGCAATCCGATGCACGCAGGCGATGTTCGTGGCGTGAGCTCGAATACAGCCGAGCGGAGCGGTCAGGGTGGTGTGACTTCCAAGGCCGGGCCGGCGCCCGCACCTCGGCCGAACAACGCAGGGCCAGTGACGCCGCAGGGCGGTGGAACAACCAGCAAATCCTGAGCGGGCGCTAACCCCGCAAGAGGCGGCCGATGCAGGGGCGGTAAGTCTAACTGCGTACGGTCGCCTTTTCTTTCCGCGTACCTTTAGGCAGGAGAGTCCTGCCTTCCACGAGGTGATTGGTGCGGGGCTGTATTCGCCTGCGCGCTATAACGCCTTTGAGGTTTTCCGTGACGGAGCGAAGACTACGCTCCTGCGAGTGTACAAGGCCCAACGTATTAGCTATGGCCTCAGCCGAACGATCATGTACGTCTCGGTGTCCCAGCCGCACGCTAAGATGTCAGTACGCTGGCTGCGACGTCAGATACAGTACAACCGAAAGTGGACCCAAACCTTCGGACTGGAGAAGGGAGAGAAGTGGTCCGACGAACACTGTGAGATCATACACAGGAACATGCCGGTCAATGAGGACGGCAGCCCAGTTGTCATCACAGTGCTTGCTATGGGGATCACCGGGCAGATCCGAGGATTCAACCCAGACGACTTCAGGCCAGACCTGATTATCATTGACGATGTGCTTGACGAAGAGAATACAGCAACACCGGAGCAGAGGAAGAAGATCGAGAACCTCATATTCGGTGCCATCCTTAACTCTCTTGCGCCAGCTTCGGAGAGTCCTCTCGCTAAGGCGGTATTCCTGCAGACCCCGTTCAACAAGGAGGACGCAATCGAGAAGTGCATGAACGATCCTGAGTGGAATCCAATCAGGTTCGGCATTCTCGACGAGGGGAATAGGAGCAGGTGGGAGAAGCGGTATCCTACAGAGCAGATACTGAAGGCGAAGGAAGCTCACATTCGTCGTTCTCAGTATCGGCTTTGGATGAGGGAGAAGGAATGCAAGCTGGTGTCGGGCGAGGAGAAGGCGCTCAATATCGAGCTGCTTAACTACTTCGAGGTCATGCCGGAAGGACTCAGGGTGGTGGTTTCCTTCGACCCGGCGTCGAGCGATAACAAGGATGCTGACGAATTCGCAGTCGGGGCGGTCGGGTTTAAGGGCATGGACGTGTATCTGCTGGACTATGCGTCTGAGAAGGCAACCATGCCTGACTCGGCAGTGAATACCGGGTTCCAGCTCACCATGCTGTACAAGGCGTATCGGTGGGTAGTGGAGACGGTGAGCTTTCAGAAGATCATGGCCTGGTATTCGAGGCAGGAGATGATTCGACGTCGTCTGTTCTTTCCTGTCTACGAATTCACGACCAGGAACAGATCGAACGCTGACCGGATCATGCAGACGCTTCCTGGCCTGTTGGCGTTCGGGCACCTGCATGTCAGGCCACATCACACTACCTTCGTAAGTCAAGCTGACGACTACGATCCTCAGGTCAAAAAGATCAAGGACGACATTCTCACCATGCTGGCAAACGCGATCATAGCGGAGAATCCAGTTCTCCTGGCAGCAATGGAAGGCAGTGGGGATGTTGCAGGCCCGGGATTGGAGAACGAGGATGAGTACAAGCCGCTGATGGTGGGAGGAGCTCCGTGACCCCGGAGATCGCCAAGAAGCTGGCTTTCAACTCCCCTCTGCACAAGCGGCTGGTCAGGGCGATACAGGAGCGGCTCAAGCTGTCCGAGCGGCGGTTCTCCGACCGCTATCGCGCGATGGCTCAGGGGGAGGAGCTGTTCCAGGCGTACATTCCCGAGCGGGAAGTAGATCGCCTGCGACGGTTGAACAGGGAACAGGCTGGCATTCCTGAATATCGCACGATCGAGTTGCCATATGCATACTCGGTGTTGATGACGAGTCATACGTATTACAGCTCGGTGTTCCTCGCTCGGAATCCGATATTCCAGTACACCGGAAGACACGGAGAGGGCGAGCAGAACGTCGCTGCGGTAGAAACCCTGATGAACTACCAGATGGTAGTCGGCGCCAACGTGCTGCCGTTGTTCGTCTGGTTGCTGGATCCAGGGAAGTACGGCTACTCCGTCGTCGGCCACTACTGGGACGTGGAGACTCTTCGGGTACGCAGGATCATCGAGCAAGCGCCTGAGTTCTTCGGGCAGCCGATTGCAGGAGCCACTCCGGTGAAGACAGCCGTGGTGGAGGATGTGCCTGGGTATGAAGGAAACAGGCTATACAACGTCAGGCCACAGGATTGGTTCCCTGATCCACGAGTGGCTCTGGTTCATTTTCAACGAGGTGAATTTTGTGGCCGCTACGTCGAAGTCCCCTGGAATGAAATCTTCGTCGGGAGTCGGGAGAAATCGGGTAACTATCGCTATTTCAATTACGACGTCCTGCGGAAGCAGCGCAGCGATCGAGACCATTTCCAGAGCTCTGGTCAACCTTCAAGAGATGAAGGAAGTTCGGCCGTCACTACGTTGCCAGGTTCAGCGGGAGTTGCCGAAGGGCTCGATATTCCAGTCGGCTTCATCAAAGGCCACGAGTTCTACCTCAAGCTCTCGCCATCGGACTGGGGGCTTGGGGACGAAGGGGACCAGGAGATCTGGTTCTTTGATATCAGCACGAATGGTGTCCTCTTCGGAGCTGGACCAGTTGAAGACTATTCGGCCAAGTTCCCGTTCGACCTCCTGACCGACGAGATCGACGGGTATAGCATCTTCCCTCGCAGCACGCTGGAACGATGCAAGCCGCTCAACGATGTGATGACCTGGCTGATCAACAGCCACTTCTACAACGTTAGGCAAACCCTCAACAACCAGTTCATCGTCGATCCCTCGATGGTGGTGATGAAGGATGTGGAGAATCCTGAGCCGGGCAAGATCATCCGGCTGAAGCCCACTGCCTATGGGAAAGACGTCAGGATGGCGCTGTCTCAGCTGCAAACCATGGACGTTACTCGCGGACACGTCGCAGATTTGCAGCTAGTGATGGATATGGTTCAGCGGATGGTACCAGCAAACGACTCGTTGATGGGTGTGCAGCCGGCCGGAAGCAACAGGACGACGGCCACTCAGACGCGGACGTCTACGCACTTTGGCACTTCAAGGCTGAAAACTCAGTGCGAGTGGTATTCGACGACTGGATTCAATCCATTGAGCATGAAACTGCTCCAGCGCACCCAACAGCGCTATGATCAGGCCAAGAAGATGCGGCTGGTAGGAGATCAGTCGCAGTTTAGCACGTCGTTCCTGGACGTGACGCCGGAACTGATTGCCGGGTTCTACGATTGGGATCCAGTCGACGGCGAGCTTCCTATCGACCGGTTCGCTCAGGCGAATCTGTGGCAGATGATTCTCGGGCAGATGAGAAACTTTCCTGAGATCATGATGGAGTATGACGTGGCCAAGATCTTCGCATGGGTTGCTCAATTGGGTGGGATCAAGAACCTCGCTCAGTTCAAGTTGACACAAGACGATATGATCCGCAGGCAGATGCAGGCCGGCAACCTGGTGCCGATGAGCCAGGCGAATCAAGACATCACTGGCTCGCCCAATCCTCCCATTCCGATCTCTCGCGCGAAGCCCAAAGGCAATCCGCAAGAGCCGAGGCAGATTCCCAACCTGGGGCCGACAGGATGAGCGAAAAGCGCGAAGAGCTCGAGGGCCAACTGTCCGAAATGGCCAGCCTGGCGACCACCTGGAAAAGCTTCATGGAGCATCCAGGATGGGAGCTGTACAACCGAATTCTGCGCGAGCAGATGAACTTGCGGCAGCAGACAGTGTGTCTCACTCCTATCTCGAGTGAGAATACTGTCTATGCTCAAGAGTACTACAAGGGCGAATTCTCTGGGATTGGAATGGCCCTTGCAATACCGCAATCTCAGTACGAGCTTGTGGACCTTAGACGTAAAACCTTAGTCAAGGAATTGGAGATTGAAGATGACGTGGAGTCTGAGATGGCCGCTCGAGAGTCCGGCAGAGAGTCAAGGATCGGCGGGGACCCCTTCGGGGAATAGCGGGCCAGCAAGCGACGGTGAAGCTCGACTGCCGGCGGGAAGCGAAGTCCCGACCGAGCGTCACGACGGGCACGAGGAAAACCTCGAGTCTTCAACTGAAGAGCATGGTGAAGACTGGTCAGCTTTAGCCGAGGAAGGTGCCGAAGATGAAGTGCCGCAGGAGGGTGAGCAACCACCTGCGCCGAAACCTGCAGCGAAACCCGCGGCCAAGCCGGCGGCGAAGCCAGCTGCAGCAGAGGCCAAACCCGGTGAGGGTGAGCAGCCCAAGCCTGGCGAAGGCCAGCCTCCGAAACCAAAGGAAGGCGAGCAGCCTCCAGCGAAGAAGGAGCAAGAGACGCCCGAGCAGCAGCAAGCAAGGGAACGTCAGCAACAAGAAGCGGCAGCGAAGTACACGAAGGACCTCGAGGAGTACTACAAGCTCCCCGACGACCTTGCCGCTAGGCTCGCTACAGAGCCCGAGGTCGTTCTACCTGTATTGGCAGCCAAGCTTCATCAGGCGGTCGAGAACGGCATGCGTCAGTACATGTTTCAAGCGGTTCCTCAGATGCTACAGCAGTACACCGCTGTGCAGACGGCAAACGAGCAGTCGAAGAAGTCGTTCTACGATCGTTGGCCGTCGCTGAAGAATCACGAGAAGCAGGTGCTCGAAGTAGGCCAGATGTATCGCCAGATGAATCCGCAGGCCACTCCGGAGGACGCTCTCGAACGGATCGGAGCGACGGTTTGCGCCGCCCTGGGGATCCAACCTGACCCGAAGCCGGGAGGCAGTCCTGTTCCTCGGCAACCGGTAAGGCAACCCTCACGCCAGCCCATGCGGCCGGCAGGAGTTCATGGTTCCCAGCAAGGTGCAGCGCCGCCTTCGGAAAACGAATGGACTCAAATGGCCGAGCAACTTATCGAAGAGGATAAGGGCTAGGTCTAACTGGAGGTAAACATGAGGTTGTTTCAGAAGTTCCTGGACCTGTTCGGCCCCTACGGCTATCAGGTTGCAGGGTTCACGGCGGTAGCCGGCCTTCGCGGGACCGGCGACTGGGGTACGGACGAAAGGCCGAAGAACTTCCGCGAGATGATCCTGTGGCGGAGGCCGAACGGGAGCGCACCCCTGACGGCATTCCTCTCCAAGACCAGCTCGAAGAAGGTCGACGACCCTGAGTTCGCCCACTGGGAAGAAGAGCTCAATGCGATCCGCCTGCGAGTCGACGCCACAGGTGCGGCGGCCGGCTCCACTGCGATCGGCGTCGATCAGGGCAATGCGCAGGACCTGGTCGCCGGCGATGTGCTGCTGGTGGAAGCGGCGATCACGAGCGCCTACACGCACGAGATTCTCGTCGTGTCGAGCATCACCAGCGCCTCGGCCTTCGTAGCCAAGCGAGGTCAAGCGGGCAGTTCGGCGGCGGGCATCGCTGCGGCGACCTTCCTGACGAAGATCGGCAACGTCTTCGAGGAAGGGAGCCTGTCGCCGGATGCCAGCACCCGGAACCCGGTGAAGATCTTCAATTACACGCAGATCTTCAAGACCGCCTTCCGGGTTACCGAGACTGCGAAGCTGACGCGCGCTCGTACCGGGCCGGTGCTGACGAACGACAAGAAGCGGAAGATGTTCGACCACAGCGTCGCGCTCGAGCTCGCCTTCCTGTTCGGCAAGCGGTTCGAGACCGTCGGGCCTCAAGGCAAGCCGCTCCGCTTCACCGCGGGGTTGCTGCAGCTGCTGAGCCTGTATGCTTCCAGCCGGATCGTGGCGTTCACTACCACGCCGACCGAGAGCGCGCTGCTCGATGCCATCTATCCCATCTGGGACTACGCGACCGACGCTGGCGATCAGCGAATCGTCTTCGGCGGGAACGGCGCCCTGAACTCTCTCAACAAGCTGGCCAAGTCGGCAGCCTCCACGCGCATCAACTACAACGGCGTGGTCAGGGAGTACGGGATGCGGCTCACGAACTGGGTCCTGCCGCAAGGGGACTTCTTCGTGCGAACCCATCCGCTGTTCAACACTCACGGCAGGTTCACGAACGACCTGCTGATCATCGATCCGAGCTGCCTCGGGTATCGCTACCTGCGGGATACCAAGGCCCAGAACAACATCCAGGCGAACGACGCCGACGAGGAGAAGGGCCAGTGGCTGACGGAGTGCGGTCTCCAGATGGAGCACGCCAAGACGATGATGTGGATTCACAACTTCGTGGTGCCGTAAGCCACGGGAAAGGAGCAGTGATGGCGAAGAAGCGCAAGGGTAGCTCGAAGCGGAAGAACCCGTTCCCGGGCTACTGAGCGAAACAAGGGCATGTTAATAGCACATTAATGTGCCCTTCTACAGCGAGCTGATATGAAAGTATTTAGCTTTGAACGGAAGTTGAACCTGCTCATAGGCATCCCGAGCGGAGACTTTTGGGTTCGCCACTTCGGCATGAGTCTCTGCAACATGATGGGGTACCTGATGAGTACACCAGTGCCCGGATTCCGTGAGCAGCGGATGCAGCCGATGGTGCTCTCAGGGTCCATTTTGAGCCGTGCTCGATCGAAATTGGTCCAGCATGCGCTCAAGGAGAAGTTTACTCACATTCTCTTCGTGGATACGGACCAGGATTTTCCGCGTGACACAGCACATCGGCTACTTCAACTGGGTAAAGACGTGGTTGGCTGCAATATTGCGATCAAGCAGGTGCCTTCCAAGCCTACTGCTCGGAGCAAGTCCCCCAACCCCGGAGGAGACGAAGTATTCACCGATCCTGATTCGCCACCGCTCGAGGTGGTTTGGCGTCTTGGCACAGGAATCATGCTCATCGACGTGCGAGTGTTCGAGAAAATTGGCGCTCGCGTGTTCGCAATTGACTGGAAAGAAGAATTACAAGATTATCAGGGTGAAGACTGGTCAATGTGTGAGGCACTTGAGGCTGCTGGATACAAAATCTGGGTCGATCATCGGCTCTCTGACGAGGTCGGGCACTGGGGTCTGTTCAGATACACACACGAAGTCGTCGGGGAGAAGGTTCTGGTTGAAGACGAGGGGCCAAAGGTCATAGGAGAAGCATGATGAAGCTCATTTTCGCACTCATTCTGGCGGTCGCGGCGCTGACGGCGCAAGCCCAGCAGTCGTATCGCGAGATTCTGCTCGTTCCGAGCGCTGCGCAGACGGCCACAGGGACGGGAAATAACATAGATACGAACGTCAGCCAGATCGACTACTTCAACGAGGGCGTACTCGTCCTGGTGAACGTGACCGCAGTGAGCGGAACCTCTCCCAGCATGACGTTCTCGCTCGAGGGGATCGTGAATGGAGTGAATTACACCCTCGGCTCGTGTGCTGCCATCACAGCGGTGAACAAATGTGTGCTATTCGTGACCCAAGTACCGGCTGTGGTGCGAGGCGCGTGGGTCATCTCGGGCACTACGCCCAGTTTCACCTTCACCGCCACTATCGTGAGGCAGTAATGCCGACGAGCCCAGACAGACCAATCACCAGCTCTGCACATATCAACCTGCAGGGCGACCACGTCGGGCTGGTGAACGAGGAAAAGATCCGCGCAGGGTCGAAAGTGCGTATCGTCCTCTACGGAACGGTCTCCGAGGTGAGCGAACACGCCGGAGACCCCATGGATCAGGGTGGCGATGGCTCCGCCTCGATCGGGATGGACGTCAGCACGGTGAGGTTGGCCAGCAATAACGACATTGCCGAGCTGTTTGACGAGGAGCTCGATGGCTGATGGTTATCTCGCTGTCGCTACTCGTGCAGGTGAGGCTCGGATCGCGACAGTCAACGAAGTCGATCCAGAGTTTGGCACTCTGCAGAAGCCGGAGCTCGCAGACGGGACTGGAGTGGACAGTATGTTGGTGATTTCCACTCGGGCGGGCGAGGCCAGGTTGGCGACGGAGGTAGTGAACGATCCGGTCTTTGGGTTGGTACATAAACTGAAGGTAGTTGGAGCCGGAGCAGGCGGCTTGCCCGGACCAGCAGGCCCAACTGGCCCAGCGGGGAGAGATTCTCCCTTTATTCTGTTTGAGGAACCAGAGGAAGCTGATGAGCCGCTCATGCTCAGGGGTGCTGCAGGACCTTCTGGATCACAAGGGGCTCAAGGACCTCAGGGGATCCAAGGAAATCCAGGACCGCAAGGTCTGGCAGGCCTTACAATCTTACCTGAGCCTCCAGACGAGCCAGCAGAGCCAACTCTCATTCCAGGGCCTCAAGGGCCTGCAGGACCGCAGGGAATACAGGGGCCGCAAGGCCCAGCTGGGAGTTCTGGAGGTGGAGGTGATAGTCCTCTAAGTCTTCCATTTCTGGAATTGCCAGAGGAGCATACGGACCTCCCGTATGTAGGGTTCCCAATTCCGCCTGATTGGGATTACCTAGGAGGGTTGAGGCTCGCAGGAGCGGCAGTAACGACTGGTGTACTGTCAATTCGTCCTCGAGATGAACTTCTCGTCATCGTCTCGGTTGCAGGGTACAGTGGTGGAGATATCGCTTCGCTGAGGTTCAACGGAGATGCGGGAGCCAATTACTGGAGCAGATACATCAGTGCGGCGGCTGGTGCAACTACGCTTGTCAACAACCAGAACGTAAGCCAAACACTTGCGCGTTTGTTCGCCCTGACTACTACTCTCCAGCGGAGCGCTCTTGTAAAGATTAGCAATCCCGCTACGAGGTCGAAGACAGGTGTAGTCCTCGGACAAACCTCGACAGGAGCCGCAGCTACTGCGGGAGGTATCGAGTTTGGTGGATTCGAGTGGGTGAATACAACGGCTCGGATCAACTCAGTTGAACTGCGGACGGCAGGCGGAAGCATTACCCTCAATGCCGGTTCTGGCTTTCAGGTCTACGGAAGGGATTACGGAGGTTAAGCATGGGACGCATTCCAAAGCGGTTATTCGGTCCAGCGCAATTGACAAACGCTGCTGCAACAAAGTACACAGTGCCAGCGAATCGTCGAGCTATCCTGCGGCACATTAGGATCTCGAATCCGAGCGGTAACGCGGTGAACCTCACTCTATCAATTGGAGCTGATACGGCTGCGACGAGGATCTTCGATGCGTTCCCTATCGCCGCGAACAGCGAGAAAGATCATTTCTGTTACCATGTCCTCGAGGCGACAGAAATTATCCAGGCCTTTGGTAGTACTACTCTCGTTCTGGTCCTCGTAATCAACGGAGACGAGGTGGTGCTCTCGTGAACGTCAAGAAGTGTCTCGACATCCTCATGCGGCGACTCGGTAATCGCACGTCGCCTGTACTTCGAGCCACCTGTCTGGATGAGATGGCACTGGTGCAGGCAGAGGAGTTGGAGACCATGGAGGCACTGCCGTGGTTCCTGATCTCGGAGCAGGCGACGACTCTCACAGTGCCCGATGAGCCCAGGATCATTCTTCCTACCGACTTCATCATGGAAGTCGAGGACGACAACGTGACCCTCCTGCAGGATGATGGCTCTATCGTCGACCTCGAGAAGGTGGGGTACGATGAGGGGAGGTTGAGAGTCCCTGACGACGCCGAGGCCGGGCCTCCGCAACTGTATTCCATACTCGGAGGCTACATCATCCTGCGGCCTACTCCGGACCTCGAGTACACGTTGAGATATCCCTCGTACTACGGTCGGCAGCCACCGCCTGAGGATACTGAGGACTCGGAAAACCAGTGGTTTAAATGGGTTCCAGGTCTCTTGATCGCCAAGACTGGGGTAGTCATTGCTGGGGAGATGCTCAAGGATGAAGAGCTCACTCAGCTTTTTGGGGCGCAGCAGCAGCGCGGCATGCAGCGTCTGGAGAACATGATTACTGCCCGCGAGGAAGCTAACCGCTCGAGGAGAATGGGCTAATGGCAGCGTTTAACAAGTTCAACTCTTTCGTCGAGGCGCGAGGGCGGAAGGTTCACAACCTGCACACGGACGTCTTGAAGGCTATGCTCACTAACGTGGCGCCAGTGGCAGGGAACTCGGTCAAGGCGGATATAGTCGAGATCGCGGCCGGGAATGGCTATGTTGCCGGCGGAGTCGCTATCGCGAACACGAGCTATTCGCAAGTGGCAGGGGTTGCCAAACTGCTGGGTGATGATCCAGTCATCACGGCTGTCGGAGGGTCAATCGGACCGGCCAGGTATGTCGTGCTCTATAACGATACGGCTCTTAACGACGAGCTCATCGGCTGGTGGGACTATAGTAGCGCATTCACGCTGAACGTGAACGAAGCGCTGACGGTCGACTTCAGCCAAGCGACAGGTATCCTGCAAGATAGCTAATGGCGCTGCCGGTATACCAAGCGACGGGAACGATTGTGGAGAGCGCCTCCGGAGCGGTCTCGCCTGCTTGGCCGACGCATCAGGCTGGGGATATAGGCATCCTGATCGTCGAGACTGGGAGCTATGGGATTCAGCTCACGACGGACCAGGGATTCAGGCCGTTTCCCTGCTCTCCGAGAGGTGGCGGTACGGCTGGGGTCGACCCTCAGCTGGGAGTGTTCTGGAAGAGGGCGGCTTCAGGTGCGGAGCCAGCTCCGACTGTCGGCTTCGTAGACGTACACCCGAGTCAGTCCGGAGGCTCGGCTGACCACGTTAGGGCAGTGATAGTTACGATTCGTGGCTGCGCGGCGACAGGCAATCCGTTTGAGTTCTGCAACGGAAACCAGAGCCAGAACACTCAGACTACCAACCCGAGCATCCCTGCGGGTACGACGTCTAATGCCGATTGCCTGGTGATGGCGATTGTAAGTCATGGGATTGACGTTGCTTCGAGTACGATATTCAGCGCGTGGACGGACTCCTCGCTGGCGAACATAATCGAGCGGATTGACAGCTCCAGCATTATTGGAAGTGGATCTGGGCTTGGTGTTGCGACTGGCGAGAAAGCCGTAGCGGGAGTGATCAACAACTTTAGTGTTACTTCCAGTATTAGCATTCACTGGGCTGGCATGGTGATAGGATTTACGCCAGCTACTATGCCGGAAACCAACGCTGCGTATGTGATGAGCGAGGGCGCAGACGTTGAGTCGATTTCCGCAGCGGTAAATCCAACTTGGCCACCACATCAGACGAATGACATTGGTCTGCTGATAGTTGAGTCAGCCGGAGCTTCCGGGCCTTCGGCGCCGAGTGGATGGGCGCACGTCACTGGCAGCCCGCAGATAGACGGTGTGTCAGGGGGATCTCAATCCATCCTCTCCGTATTCTGGAAGCGAGCGGCATCTGGAGCGGAAAGCGCGCCAACTGTAGGATTCAGTAGCGATCACGTCCGAGCGTTCATTCTCACAGTGAGGAACGCCAAGACCACTGGCGACCCGTTCGATGCAGGGGCGGGAACCATCGCTGGATCGCAGATAACCAGTATTACGTTCCCCAGCATCACGACTCTCAAGGACAACTCACTCGTCCTCAACATTAGCACCAGCTCCATTGACGGAAACACAGGTCGGATTAGCGATCCTGCTGGATGGGCGAACGCGAACCTGCGGAATTTCATGCAGCGGAGAGATACCACCTCGATCATTGGGTCAGGATCGGAGACCCTCATAGGCCAAGGATACAAGGACGTCGCTGGAAGTACTGGAAGCAGTACCGCTACGCTTACTTCCGCCCAGCGGCAGGGTCTGATTACACTGTCGTTCCCTCCGCTCATTGATAACAAAACTCTCGTTGCTGCTACAGGGACGTTTAACCTTTCTGGACAGGCCGCAACCCTTGCGCGGACGCGCGTGCTGTCGGCGAGCACGGGAGTATTCAACCTGACAGGCCAGGATGCGTCCTTCCCTATCAGTATCAACAAAGTACTCGTGGCCGATACAGGGATATTTACCTGTCAAGGTAGCCCTGCCGTTCTGAGGAAGAGGCTTGGCGCCTGGGAGCGTACGGATCCTAAGGAAGAGCAGGTTTGGACTAAGAGGGCCCCATTAAGTGACTCTTGAGAACCCACAGTTTATCAACGACCTGGACACTACGGCGCCGACGTTTCAGGACTTCCTGAACGAAGGTGACGACCACATCCGGAACCTGAAGAAGTCTCTCAAGCAGACCTTCCCAGGCTTCAATGGCCGGATCTGGAGGCGAAGGAACGTAGCCGCGAGCGCGGCGCTGGATATCAATGACAACTCGTCGTTGGTCAGAGTATCGACTACTGCGACGCTGAGTCCAGCCTCTGCCTCCGTTCTCGGCAACTGGATGGCTGTCATCCGAGCGGAAGGTGGCAACGTCACTATTGACCCGGCTGGAGTGGAAAAGGTCAATGGTGCTACGTCGATGGTTATACCTAACGGATACAGCGGGTTTCTGTTCTGCGACGGGACAGAGTTCTTTATGATTCTGGCCTATCAGGACGTGCCTGCTACGGTCAAGGCGTTTCCAACCGGAACTCGAATGCTGTTTCAGCAGACGAGCGCGCCTGCCGGCTGGACCAAGATCACGAATACCCAGTACGACAACGCGGCGCTGAGATTTACCACAGGGACGGTTGGCACAGGCGGAGCGGACGCGTTCACTACTCACTTCGGCTCGGGGAAGAGTACAGCGGGGTTTTCCCTCAGCGAAGGCCACAACGGACCTCACGCGCATGGAGGAGGGAGAGATGGAGTGGGCTTCGGTGTCGGCCCTGGATGGGGAGGAGACGCGAGCGGGTACCTGTCAAGTCGCACCTCCACGGACAGTTCAGGCAGCGGAGTGGCGCACGCTCATACCTTGAACAGCTTCAATATCAAGTACGCTGACTGCATCATCGCGAGCATCGACTGATGAAGACCTGCCCGTTTCTAAAAGAGCCGTGCATTGGCGACAAGTGTATGCTCTGGCGGCCAGTCACCGTGAACAACCCTCAGGAAACCATAACCGAGCACGATTGCGTGCTAGGCTGGATGCCGTTTCTCCTAATCCAGATAGCCAAGGAAACTAACCACAATACAGCTAGCACGGACAAGGTGGCGAACGAAATCAACGCTGCGGCGGGAACGATCCTGATGCAGCGAGCGACAGGTATGCTTCCAGGAGGTAGATGATGAAGTTCACAATCAGCCGAGATGCCGGTGCCATGCTGGTGGATAGAGTAGCCAGGCCGGTCAACGTCAGCAACCTTCGGCCAGGGATCGAGGTCGTCTACTGGGATACTGAGCAGCAACAGGGGTATATCCAGTGGGACGAAGATACCACAGTCGAGATCAACGACCGGGACCTGGAGGCGGAAGAGGCGCAGAATCGGGCCCTGCGGGCGGAGAACAAGCGGATTCTGGAGGATCCTATCTATAAGAAGATCAAGGTCCACCGACCTACCGACAGGATTACAGATTTCTCTGAATTCATGCCATTCTACAACGAGTGGGAGGCGTACGTTCCGCCTCCGCCGCCGCCACCAGATCCGGACGTGCAAGCCAAGATCGACGCTGCAGCGGCAGATTCCGCCGATGCTCGGGCGGCGACACTTGGTAGCGTTCAGCCAATGACAATCGACCAGTTGAAGGCAATGTCTCGAGCGGACTTGCGCACCTGGTTTGATGCCAATATCACTAACCTCAATCAGCTTACGAGGTTAGTGAGGTGGATGTTCGTTTACTTCCTTAGGAGGCTGCTATGAGTCTGTCGCTGATTTTGCTCATCGTCCTGATCCTCATTCTGGTAGGCGCGCTGCCTACCTGGGGATACAGCTCCGGCTGGGGGTATGGACCAGCGGGCGGTGTCGGGCTGCTGCTCGTGATCATCTTGATCCTCCTACTCGTAGGTGTGATCTGATGGCTGAAGTACCCAAAGCAGCGAATGGCGTCCCCCTGCAACAGTGGTTCGAGGAGCGGTTGACCACCTTGCAAGAGATCATCCTCGAGCGATTTGACAAGTCCGAGAAGGTCCTTGACAAGGTCGAGCATCAACTCGGACAGCGAATCAGCGACCAGGCTGGGAACGTCGATCGGCGCTTTGCACAAATAGAAAAGTACAAGGAGGAAACTCGGCACATGGTGGAGCTGATAAAGGACCAGATGATGGAGCGTGTTCGTGCTCTGGAGCTGTATAAGGCGAACATGGAAGGCAGGATGTTGACCTTGAGCACTGTCGCTGGTCTCATTACTATCCTCATCAGTGTCTTACTCAACTACTTTTTAAGGAAGGTCTTGGAATGACGTACTACAGCAAACTCATAGCGGCCGTAGTCGGCCTGGTTGTCATGATCGCAGCGCGGTACGGGCTCGATCTGGAAGGTAGCCAGCAGGCCATCATCGACGCTCTCGTCGGCATAGTGACGGCAGTGAGCGTTTATCTGGCGCCGAACAAGCCGACTACTCCCGAGCAGGTGCAGGAGGTCCGCGAGCAGACTCCGACCAAGAGGGAGGTTGCGAAAGACTCGTGAGCGCGCTGCGGGAACAGCGACTGAAATTCTCGGAGATGATTTCGGAATTCGTGCTCTGGGTTCCGAAATCACTTCCGGGGTATCAGGTGGTTTACGGAGAGATTTTGCGTGGGCCTGCGCAGATCGCCTGGAACGTCGCGCATGGAGTGGGTATTGGCAAGACTTTACATCAGTATGGACTTGCCGCTGACCTCTCCTTATACATCAATGGAGTGTATCAGACGGACACTGAGGCGTACCGCCCCCTTGGTGAGGAATGGGAAAGACGTGGCGGAACCTGGGGCGGGCGGTTTAAGGATGGCAACCACTTCAGCCTCGAATGGAAAGGAATCAGATGAGGAAGTATCTTTTGCTGTTGCTGTTCCCCATGCTGCTGTCGTGTTCGAGCACGGGAGGCCTCATAACGGTCCCAAAGACGCCGGAGGAGAAGGCTGTAGCGGGCTTTATCGCGCTGGACGAAATCACCAAGGGCGCGAAACAGGCCCTGAATGCCAAGAAGATCAGTGGGGCCGACGCTCAGCACGTCCTGACGACAGTCCGCACAACCCGGCAGGGAATCGACGTGGGGCTGCAGCTGGCCAAGGTGGATCCGAAGGCAGCGGACGCCAAGATCGCCGCTCAAATGGCGATCATCAAGGTGCTGGAAGACTACCTCGCAACGAAAGGAAACTAGATGGATTCCACTACCCTGCTCGCCCAGATCATGCTCCGCCTGCTCGATTTCGAGCTCACGAAAGAGCAAGCCGCCCTCGAAGGTAGGGGCCTCAACGAAGCTGAGATCGACAAGTTCAGGCAGCAGTTGATCACTCACGAGAGTGACCTCGAGGCGGCGATCGCTCAGGCAAAGGCCGAGGGCCGGTGAAAATCCCTGTCGCACAGGTTGGTGAGGTTGGGTTAGTTACTGACCAACCTCACCACGAGCTGCCGCTTAATGCATGGACTGACGCGAACAATGTCAGGTTCCGTGACGGCGCTGCGGAGAAGTTCTCCGGACATGTGGAGGTGTTTCAAGGCGTGCTGTGGTCACCTGAGTGGCTTATGGCCGCGCAGTACGGCGGGTTGGCCTTCTGGCTCTACGCGAGCGGAAATAAGGTAGGCGCGGTGGATGGCCTGAACCATTCCGACATTACTCGGGCGGTGGGGGGAGACTATACGATGAATCCAGCCACTGGCTGGACAGGAGCGACGATTGAGGATATTCCTGTAATCAACAACGGCTTTGATGTTCCACAGCAGTGGAAATATCCTGCTCTCGCGACACGTCTTCAGAATTTGGAGAACTGGCCCGCAACCCTCAGGGCGAGCACTATCCGAGTCCTGAAGAGGTATCTCGTGGCGTTGGATATTACTAAGGAAGGCACTCGCTTTCCCAACACGATCAAGTGGTCGAGCGAATCTCCGTCTGGGGCCGTGCCACTCTCCTGGGACGAAAACGACGAGACGAACGACGCTGGCGAGTGGACTTTGCCTGGCGCTGGTGGATTCCTAGTAGACGCGCATCCCATGAGGGACGTGCTCATCCTGTACAAAGAGCGCCAGACGTGGCAAATGCAGTTTGTGGGCACGGCTGCGGGTGTGTTCAGGTTCTCACGCATCTTTGGCAACATTGGCACCCTGGCGCGGCGATGTGCAGTGGAATTCTTCTCCGGACAGCATTTTGTATTCACCTGCGAAGACGCCATAGTTCACGACGGCCAGAACGCTAAGTCGATCATGAGCGAGCGTGCGCGCCACATGCTGCAGGATACCATCGACCAGACCAACTACAACAAGTCCTTTGTCGTGGTAAACTATGCGACGAGCGACGTCTGGGCCTGCTATCCCGAGGTGGGGCAAACGTATCCGACTCGGGCGTTGGTTTGGAACTGGGAGAAGAATCGCTGGGGCGAGCGGGACCTGCCGAAGATCAGCTTTATTGACTCCGGACTGGTGTCTCCGCAGTCTGCGACGGACACGTGGGCTGGAGCGACGGCTACCTGGGCTACGGCAACCAAGATCTGGGGCGATCGAGCGAGCGATCCGACCAAGCAGAAGATGCTCATGGCCTCGCCGACAGACACAAAGCTGTACGTCCCAGAGATCGGCCAGTCAGTCAACGGCCAACCGATGGAGTCGTTTGTGGAGCGGCAGGGGATTGGTTGGCCGCTGAAAGCCGAGGCTCCTCCGGATTACACGAGGATGAAGCAGGTTACTGCGATCTGGCCCAGGGTGACTGGTACCCAAGGCGGAGTGATCAATGTGTACTTGGGGACACAAGAGAAGATTGGCGGTCCGGTGAACTACGGGCCCGCTCAGACGTTTGTCATTGGAGAGACGGAGTTCTGCGACTTTGCAGATAGCGAAACTGCTCGCATTCACGCAGTGAAATTCGAGAGCAACACTGACATTAGTTGGCGCCTCTCGGGTTACGATGCTGATGTTATTGACAGAGGAGAACACTGATGGCACTTTATCAACCGGACCCTAAAGGTCCCAGCGCAGCCCTCGAAGATGTGGGTGCTTATATGCAGCGGGAGTTCGAGAGAATCTCTCAGGCAATTACAACACTCGAGGGCCACGGCGGCAGTACCTCGAGCGTGCAGGAGCTTCACAAGCCGCCAGCAAAGCCATCCGACTTCATGCTCGTGGCGGCAGATGGAACGGACTGGAATCCTGGATTCGGTCGAGGGATTTACGTTTACCTGAACGGCGTCTGGAACCCTATCAACATCACTCCGCCAGAGCCAGACGCGCCGAGTCCTCCGCCTGATATCGACCCACCAGCCGATCCAGCGATTGAAGGTGCGGATTTCGTCTCCTCGTTCGAGACAGACGTGACGGACGGTGGGAACTGGGTAATCCAGGCCAGGAGCCCAACTCGGGTCACGCTCGTGCCAGTCGGCAGGTTGGGTACCAGAGGTGTGAAGCTCACTACTCTGCCAGGAGATACTGGCATTTCCGGCTCAGGTAGCTTCGAGCGCTGCGATTTACGAGCGGCAAATGACGTCGTCAGTGGCAACATCGCCGAGGGACTGGAGCAGTGGTGGGCTCATAGCATCCTCCTGCCGGACGACTGGAAGGATCCGCCGGATGGTGCCTGGCACACGAACGTGCTGTTTGACTTTCACCACACTGGAGGCACAGGGCCAGCCCCGATGACGATGACTGTGACAAGGTTAGGCGCCGGCCAACCGCCTCGATGGGTCAGCAACATCTACGGCGGCAGTCCGGGCGCGAACAGGACGAACATCCTACCCTTCGGAGATGAACCGCCAGCGAGGAATACGTGGTACGACTTCGTGTACAACATTATCTGGTCGTCGGGGTCGAGCGGGCTGTTCAAGATCTGGGCGCGGAAGGAGGGGGATGCGAATTACACCCTGCGATATACCAGGTCCGGCCTCCCGACTCTCTACGCCGGCCAAGGAGCGTACGTCAAGCTGGCGAATTATCACGACTATACTGGTCCCTGCTCAGTGGTCCATGACAGGATCGCCCGTGGTCGCTCGAGTCAAGCAGTAGCCATGGTACCTCTGGTGTGAGACTCGCTCTGCAGCCTGGCCTTCGGAAGGACAAAGGCTGGAATGTCTACCTCATGCATCAGGTAGAGGTTCCAGTCCTTTGGGAGCTGCTCGAGCCTCTGCTTGCCCGGGCCGTTCAGCATGGACGTGGAATGGTGACCTGTGAAGGGATGCGGGAGCTGCTGTTCCAAGGCGTAGCGAGGGCGTTTATCCTGCTCGAGGATGACCAGATTCGGGCGATTTTCGTAGCAAAGCCGGTTTGCTACGACAAATACCGCGCTGTGCGGATCATTGCAGCGGCTGGACGCGGCATGAAGCACGCCATGGCCCAGCTCCATGTGCTCGAAGCTTGGGCACTTACTCTCGAAGCCGTCGAGGTAGAAGGTTGGTGTAGGCCGGCGATGGAACGCCTGCTGCGCAAGTACGGCTTCAAGTACAAGGCCACGATCGTTTCGCTCGATCTTCGGAGGAAGCTGCAATGAGACTGTTCGACTTGTTCAAGATGTTGCTGGTGTGCGGGATAGGCGGGGATTCGCCACCTGCACAGACCAGCACTACGAACGTGGTGCAGCAGTACTCGCCCGAGGAGGCTGCGCGGCGGGCGCAACTGATGCAGACCGCCCAGCAAATTTACGAAGCCAACGCTGGTCGAGTGCAGGGAATGGCGCCAGGTGGGCCGACCGCCGATACTCTGCAGGCGCAGAACCTGATGCGGAACTTTGCTAACTCGGCTCCGTATGCTGGCATGATGGGCCAGTTGCAGAACGCCCAAACCTTTGGCCTGCAAGGCGTGCTGGATCCGACGTCCAGCCCGGGGTTCCAGGCCTCGCTGGATACAGCTACTCGGAAGGTAAACGAGGCGTATACCGGGCCCTCTGGCCCGATGGCGCAGATTCGTAGCCAGTTCCAGGCTAACAACTCCGGCGGCTCTGGCACTCGCGAAGGTATCGCGATGGGGATGGCTGGAAGGGATTATCTCAACACCATCGGAGACGTGACCGGCAAGCTTACCTCGGACGCGTACACCAAGGGGCTGGACGTGTTTAGCCGTACCATGGCCCTCGCTCCGCAGAACATCCAGACGGAGATCTCCACTGGAATGCTGCCAGCGAACATCATTGGATCTATCGGCCAGCAGAACGAGGCGTATGACGAGCGCCAGCGGCTGTGGGATATCAACGCTCCGTGGCAAGCGCTGGCTCCGTACGCGAACATAGTGTCCGGCATGAGCAACCCGAGCACGCAAACTACCAGTACGGTTCCAGGGCCGCAAGCCAATCCCCTGGCACCTGTCGGCGGAGCGATGATGGGAGCAAGCCTCGCGGCTATGACAGGCTTCAATCCGATCATAGGCGCGGGAGCGGGCCTGATGCTCTCGCTCTTTAGCTAGGAGGCAGTATGCCAATTGACGCTTATAAGCTGTCGCAGCTGGCCCAGGAATGGGATCCTACGCCGTTCCTCCAGGCGACCGAAGGCGGAGCCATGGATATGTTCGGTTCTGCGGCGAGTCCGATGCAGGCGGGGAACGCGATGCAGACAGGCGCGCCCTACGCCTCGATCTTCAAGCCGCAGACACCGGGAGCGATGCCAGGCGGAAGCCCCCTTCCTCCACAAATGATGCAACAGTTCATGCCGCAACAGCAGCCTGTGCATCCCGCCCCAGCAAGCGCCCCCCGGCAGCCGGGTATGATTCAGTTCCCGGGTACAACACTGCCGGAGGGCCTCAAGCCGGTGCCTAGCTTGGCGCAACTGCTGAAAGGAGGCGTCTGATGGAATGGTGGGAGATGATGGGACAGAGTCCTCAGATGCCGCAGGCAGATCCGTCTGGTTCTCCGGCGGCGATGGGGGCTATGATGCAGCCTGACCCGACGGCCCAGATCCAGATGTACAACCGGCCTGCGAATGATCCGCAGGAGTACGAGAAGCGCCTGGGTGGGTGGAGCGAGCTGGTACAACGGTTCCAGAGCAATCCGAACCTCCAGCGAGCCATGATGATGACAGGGGCGATGATGGCCCAACCTCTGCAGCCCGGGCAGACGGCGGGTGGCGCGCTGGGGAACGCAGCAGTGGTGGGCATGAACGCCTATACGGCAGGCACGGCTGCGGACCGCCAGGCGATGATGGAAGCTGCCAAGAACGCCAGGGAAGAGCGACGGCTTGGGATGGAGGAGGCGAAAGTCGGTCCTGAAATCGCCAGTATTGAGGCGGGTACGGAAGGTCGGAAGGCTACCACTGCCGCCACGCAAGTCAAGATCGGGATTGAGGAACGCTCGGCGGATGACATTGTAGCTACTACCAAGGCTAACCGTCAGAAGGCACAAACTGCCGCAGACGAGGGTGTCAAGGACGCTGCGCTCAAGGAACTCCAGCGAGATAACGACGCCCTGAAGGCGATGGCTCAGCGCGGGAACATCAGCACGATGGTCCAGCAGGAGATCGACAAGAACGACGCTACGATTCAGCAGCTGAGAGCGAGCGCCACAGAGAAGGGGGCGAAAGGCAGGCAAGAAGTCGCCAAGGCCGGCATGGACGAGATGACTGCGGAAATTGTCCGTAGTCTGCCAGCGGACGAGCAGCGAGATTTCGCCCTCAAGCGCGGGAAGTACGGTGCAGGTAGAGATTCCGCCCTGGTGCAGCAAAGGGACCTGTATGGCGAGCTGTATGACTCACTGCCTGAGGACGATCCCAACAAGCGAGGGATGGACAAAGCGCAATTCGTGTTGCAACGGCTGAAGGAAGGCAAGCAGAGCTCTGCGCTCAAAGAGCTTACCGACTATGTCGCGAAGATGGAGGGAGCAGGGCTTACGCCAGACCCGGAAATCGTCGACCTGTACACGAAAGCAGCGAAAGCCGCAGGAGCTGGACGCTCGGCAGGTACTCCTGGAGAACAGCCCCCCACGCAGAAGGTCACTGGAACCATTGCTCAGCCGGGCAAGGGAAAGAAGGCGGCGCCGACAGGGAAGACTCAATCCGACCCGGTAGACTATCCGGGTGATGCAGCCTACGCGGCGCTTCCCAGTGGAACGTGGTACAAGGCGCCAGATGGCACAACCAGGAAGAAGAAATGAGCTGGGAAGATGATCCAGTACTGAAATGGGGCAGGAACCCCAAATCTCCGCCAGACTTTCCAGCCGAGAGTGCGGATGAAGCTCAGCAAAGGGCTGGCCTCGCTGTGGGAATCATGGAAAGTGAACGTGGGGAACACCCTAATCCTGATACTCTGGAGCGAGAGATCGACAGAACGAAGGCTCTGGCTGGTCCTGCTGCTCCTGCACCTTCTACCGCGAGTTATGCAGCTCCTAGTCCGGCGCCGAAACCGACCTGGCAGCAAGATGAGGTGGCGGGGTCCGATCAAACTGCCGGAGGATGGCAGTCTGACGTAAAGGCTGCCTCGTGGTGGGACACTATCAAGGCCATTCCAGGTACTTTGGTCGGCCAGCTCAAGCAGCAGGCAGGCGGATTTATGCAGGCGTTAGGGGAGAGCGGGATACTGGAGTCGGACGCCCTGAAAGCGGGGCAACTGGAGGCCGCCGGCCTGCCGAAGGAATACGCGCTGTTGCCGAAAGAGGAGCAGCCGTATGTCAAGTTCATTTCCAAGAAGACTGGACAAAGCCCAGCGGAGGTTGCGGAAAACTTCGAAATCGACGATCCCTCGACTCCGGTAGTAGAACGGGCAAGGAGCCTGTTCAAGGAAGGCGAGGCGATGATCAAAGATTACTCGCCTGGAGAGCTGTCGTTCTGGAAGCAGGCGGTGTTGAATGGCGGTACCTCAGTATTGTCCCAGGCACCGTTCCTAGCGGCTAGTATTGCCACAGGCAATCCGGCGATCGCGCTGGGAGCTGCAGCAGCTACTCAGGGATCGCAGACATATGGGGAGGCGAGAGAGGCAGGGTTGTCTCCAGGCCGATCTGCCGCCCACGCTAGCTTCGATGCAGTTGTGGAAGCCGGCATGGAGCTGGTGCCACTGAAGTTCATGATGGATAAGGCAGGAGGACCAGTAGGTCACCTGATTCTTGGCACCCTGTTCCGTGAGGTGCCGACGGAAGTCGCTACTACCATGCTCCAGTCGGCGAACGCCAAACTGAGCACTCGGCCTGACATGGGCTGGGAGGAGTACTGGCAAGACGTGCTGGACACGGCAGGTGCAACGTTGGTTTCCGCTCCCCTGTTAGCAGGTGCGGCGAAAGCTGCCAGTCCCCTTGCACCAAAAGGCGCTTTGCAAGGGGAAGCGCCTACGGCGCAGCCTGGGCCGTCGGTTGCCGACTGGCAGGATAATCCCATAGCGGTGATGAGTCAGTCGACCGACCTTGGGCACATTAATGGGGAGTTAACAAGCCCAAATATCGACGAGCCTACGAACATCATGGACACCTCGACCGTGGATCAGGTTAAGCAGTCCCTGAACGCGATCGACCCTGAGCAACTCACCGAGAAGGAAGTGAATGAGGCGAAACGCCGGCTTGAAGAAGACAGGAAGCAGTCTAAAGCTCCTCCGCTCCCAGCTGCAGAAGAAGCGTGGTCTCACATTGCGACCGCACCTACGACGGCCGTGGAGGATGCCGGGGAGCTCGGAGCGAGTACAAAGTCGGTTGGCAATGCAGCGAATTACGTAAACCCTAACACCGGCGAACGGCTGGATAGGACTTTCCTCTATGGGCCCGAAGGCTTCGAGGGGTTGACTCCTCGGCAAGTATTGCCAAAGCCTGGGACGTATACCTTGGGCGTTCCCAGCGAGGACCGGCCCGCGGAGTACCTTCGGCCCCTCCACGACACGATCGAGCAATGGCGACAAGAATACCTACCAAACGACACGATAGTACTGTCAAACGAGCAGCTTTTCTCGAATTCGGCACTCGGATGGCACTACAGTACGGACAGCAACAGCCACCTGATCGTACCGGCAGTGCTCCGGAAGCCTTCTCGTGGCCTTGGGCAGTACAATCCCAATACTATCGCGAGCGCATTCTACAATGCGACTCACGAGTTTGGCCACGCACTTATCACGTCGAAATTCTTCGAAGGCGTACAGAACGCCCAACAGGTGAGGGATGAGTCGCGCAAGGGGCTGGTTACCAGCACAGAGGGTCTGCCCGAGGCGCAACAGGCCGTAGTGGCGGAATTTAATGCCCTGAAGGAACAGATCCTCAGTGGGCAAATGAACGCCCAGCAGTTTGTCGAGCGCTGGATGAGCCCGAGCAAGATCGGGAGAGCCAACTTCCTGAAGGATCACAAGGTAGCTCCAGAAGCGCCAGCGAAGCAGCTGATCAACGCTATAGTTCGGCGTGGAGTGGTGAACTCAAACATCAGGGACGAGGTTAGCCAGACGGCGTTGAAGCAACGGCTGAATGAGGACTACCTATCCCTAGACGAGTACTTGGCAGAGCAGATGTCTCGGCATGCGTACAAGCAGCAGTGGGACAAGACAAGCCCATTGGGTAGGTGGTTTGGGGAAACTCTGGCTAAGATGCGCAGCTTCTTTGTCAAGACCAAGAAGGATGGAGTTATCGCTCCGGGAGTGGGATTCCAGCAGTGGGTCGACGGCCTAAGCAAGACCGCTCGAGCGGATGAAACCACCGCTGTGGTAAAGAATCGCAAGGAAGCCGGCAAGAAGGTACAGAAGCCTAAGGCAGCAAAGACCGCTCTCGCGGGCGTTAAGAAGCCCAAGGTCGCCAAGGTGGCCCACAACGTCCAGTCGGACACGTACGAGAGGGAGAAGGCCAAGGCAAACAAGCTCGTCGACTCGCTGTTCAAGAACGGCTCAATCAACACCGAGACGTTGAAAGAAATGAAGGCGTTGATCGACGCCGCGGCTTGGGACGAGCTCGTAGACACCATTCAGCGCGAGTCTACCAAGAACGTCAACTTCGAGCTCGATGTAGGAGAAAACGTCGAGGACCAACCCGATTGGAAGGACGGCAAATTTGACTCACCCATGTTCAAAGCCTGGTTTGGGGAGTGGAGAGACGATCCTACCAGTGCAAGTGTTGCGCGAGTTGGCGTGTTTAGGCAGCAAGCCGACGGTACACTGGCAGTTGATCGAGAGCGTGATTCGCCTCCACTCGTCCTTTTCGCGTCTGCAGAGAGAATCCAGACAGGCGAGAATACTTTCCACGTGGGTACCCTGAGGGGCGTGGAGTACGCTGAAGCTCATCACCCCCAGCCCCCACAAGACCGCTCGCTGGTGCCGGTCGTGCTCAACATGCGGAATCCCTATATCGTGTCAGACTTCCAACAGGCTGCGCCGAATCGGGCAGAGTTGGAATCTCAGGGGCACGACGGGATAGTCTACCAGAACGACCTCGAGGGGGATATAAGTTTCGTTGTCTTTCGGCCTAACCAAGTCCGAGTCATGCAGGACCGTAATCCCTACGGCCGTAACATGCAGATGGAGCTTGATTACGACTCCGCGACACCCGAGGGACATGGGGCCGGCCGGCTGTGGCAGAGCATCAAGAACTTCGTAAACGAGCCCGGGCCGACCCGGCGAGCTTTGCGTCATGTCAAGGGCCTAATATTCCAGGTCTCGCAAATGCAGCAGCTTGCCCAGCTCAATCCGGACCTTACAGATCTTACGTACCTGATCAATACTAACACTGAATACGCGCGTTACGGCTCCAGTAGGAGAGCCGACGCCGACCGACTCCTCGACAAGTGGAAGAGTCACGGGAAAGAGAACATCGCTAAGATCAACCGGGCGCTCATTGCGGAAAAAGAGTCGGGTGAGAACTGGTTCGAGCTCGTCAAAGACACAAAGCAGCGCGAAGGGCAGACAGTGCCCTGGTGGAAGTTTCAGATGTCGGAGAAGGCCAGGGCGCAACTTAAAACTCGAGGTATCGACGTTGACACGGAGAACGGTCGAAGCCTTGCAGGAGATATCCTCGCTGTAAAAAACAATCTCCTGGACTACCTGAACGAGGACGAACAAGTACTCCAGGAGGTCCTCGGCCACAGGTACGCACATTCTCAAGCTCGTCTCAACGACGCTGTCAAAGTCCTGAAGTCGCAGGTTCACCAGTTCCGGCAAACGCCCTTCTTTCCGGAAGGCAGGTTCGGTAATCTCGTACTCACAATCGCAAAGCAGAAGCTTTCCGGGCCAGGCCATGAGGTTGTGTACAGGGAAGCGTTTGAATCCAGAGCGAAATGGGAAGCCGCTTTCAAGAAGGCTCAGGCTAAGGCTACCCCGGATGAGCAAATTCGTAAACATGAGGTTGCGGACTCCAGTTATGTTCTAATGTCCCTGCCTACGGATTTCCTTGACATCACCGCGGCAGAGTTGGGTTTGACGGAGGCGCAGGTCGATTCGCTCACTCAGGTGCTTCAGCCTGTGAAACAGGAGCGTCTCCTCAGTGAGTTCGACAAAGCGCGTCTGGGGGTGAAGGGGTACAGTTCCGATGCCATGCGAAGCTACGCAAACTTCACCTGGCACCATTCTAATGCGGAGGCTAAGCTCCTTTACCGGCGCAAGTTCAATGGAGCTATCGCCAGCATGCGCCAACGCCTTAGGGCGTCGGAGCTCGATCCCCGTCCACAGTCGCTCAATGAAGTTGCTCGTCTCACGCGAGTAGTCCGAGCAATGGAGGGTATGCGAGACTACGTCATGAGCCCACCTAATGAGATGCAGAACGCTCGGGCGGCCGTGAGCGTACTCTATCTCGCTTACAATGTGAAGACCGCGCTCGTAAATCTCTACGGTCTGGCGACAGTCTGGAGCGATCTCACTTCCAAGTTTGGGGCTGTGGATGGTGAGAAGCGCTTTGTTCGAGCAAGTTATAGAGCCGCCAGCTCCCTGCGACTCACAGACCTGAATGCACGCAAGCAGGGCGATTATCTCCCTCCCGACATTCAGCGGGGACTCGACCGAGCAATCGAGGAAGGCGTGCTCTCGCAGAGTTACGCGTATCATTTGGCTGGCATGGCGCAAGCTAATGCGCTGAGGAGGCTGCCGTTGTACGAGCACTCGGGCAAGTTGACCCAGGGGGCGGTAGATTTAGGCATGTATCCTTTCCGTCTGATGGAGCTCGCCACGAGGAGGATTACGTTCGTAGCTGCTTTGGAAGAAGAGCTGAGCAAGCACAAGGGCGAGTTTAACATTGCCTATGAGAATGCAGTAGCGCAGACAAACAAGCTGCAGAACGATTACACTCTCGGCAACCGGCCTCCAATTATGCGAGGAGGAGCTCTCAAGATGGGGCCAGTAGTTCCGCTGGCTACTATCTTCGCCAGCTTCGCGCAACATATGGCCTTTCACGGGTTTGGCGGCTATGAGCTCGGGCAAAGGCGTGCTCTCAAACAGGCGATTTCGAACGGCGAGCTGGATGCCAAGCATGATCCCAAGTGGTACTCATGGGGATATGGATATACTGCGAGGATCTGGCTCCTGACCCTCATGGTCGCAGGGTATGCAGGCCTTCCAGGCGCTGAGAACATCCTGGATCTTATCTCTGCCTTGTGGCGCCAAATTGGAGGGAAGAAACCTCTCAGACAGGAACTCCGGGAACTGGTACAGGCAGTCGACGAGAATCCGGAGGACTGGAGCCGGAATCTGGGGACCTCCATGCTGAGCCTCGAGCACGGCCTGACGGGTAACGTAGCAGGGTTCGACATCAGCCGTAGCATAGGTTTCGGCAGAATAGTCCCTGGCACTGACACGTTTGCTCGTAGCTCGGCAGCAGATCCGGAGAAAGCCATGGGTGCGGCTACGCTTGATGTTCTGGGGCCACTTGGCGGGGTCCTGAAGTTCGGCCTTCAATCCTACTCGGCCATGACCTCCCAGAAGACGTGGAAGGACGCTGCGAAGTACACTCCAGGCGGATTGGGGAACCTCGTCAATGCTTATATCTGGTCGCAAGAAGGGGTCCTGGGCCCCGATGGAGGCAAGATCACTCTGGAGCGGACGCCTGAGGGCAAACTCGCACCACGCGATCTGACATGGCCGGAGATTGCTGGCAAAGCGCTGGGGTTCAACCCAGAGATCGTAGCGCGCAACAGGGAAGCCAACTTCACCTCCTTTGATCAGAAAGTGTACTGGCAGAGTAAGCGGACAGAGCTTATCAAGGCGAACGTTCGCGCTCGCGAGGAAGGAGACGGAGAAGCTATCTCGGATACAAAGAAGGCGATTAGCGACTTCAATCTGGATGTGTCCGGCGAGGAGTGGAGTCGGAAACTTCGCGTCACGGGCCAGGACATTGGTAATGCCTGGAAGGCTCACATTAGGAATAAGCGCCTCGAGGAGAGTGGGCAGCCCAAGGAGAAAAGATACCGTGGGCTGTATCAGGATATTAGGAAGAGTTACGAGACGCCTGAATCTGAGTCTTCAGACAAGTAGGTAACCGCTCGCAGGACTTGCAGCCTTGGCGGAAGGCCCGACGTTGGTGCCGCACTGCTCGGGCCGTAAGCTTGAAGCCTTCATCCTTAGCTAATCGCACCAGGGCCGAGGTCGGCGTCTGACGATGGACCGAGAGGAACATCCAGATGCAGCAGTATCCTCTAGCCCTGACGAGTTTTATCAGCTTCTCGTACATCTGGGATCTCCTTAGGTTTCTCGGCCGGTTTCTCCTCGGGCGGCTTCTTTAGGTAATAATGTGGCCCGTCGCTGCGGGTGATGCAGTGGATTTTTTGAGCGTTGATGGCGCCGTTGAGGGCTTCGGTGTAATCCTTGTAGGAAAGGCTCCTGAAGAGATAACCGAACAGTTCGGCGCCCGGGATGCCTGGGTTCTTACTTACGATCTCGACGATTTCGCTCGAGCCGCGCGTGATGTCGTTCTGGCCGATACGGGAGAAGACCTTGGGCATGTCAGCTTCGATCGATCCTGTCATGTCGACCGCCGCCTGAAGGTGCCGGGCGTAGATCTTGAGGGAGTCGTCCTGGGAGGCGGACAGTACCATGGCCAGTTTATGTACATGAGTCTGCTTACGGGAGATGTAGCCGGAGTATTGATCCCCTGTGAGTTGAGGAGGAGGGTTGGCCCACAGTTGGCGATACCACTCCCTACCCCATACGCGAGCCTCTTCGGTTATCTCATACTCGCCGAAAAGCTGGGAAATAACTTCCAGGTCGTGTGTGAGCTCCTGCTTCATCTGCTCGAACTTGGCCGGCACATTCTCGTCTACGTAAGGCACCAGTTGGCGCTTCGCGTCAGCGTAGACGAAGATACATCTGGAGGTGAACCCGCCGCCTATCATGTACTCAGGCACGTTGAGCGAGATCCAGGACGGTGTCGTACACCCTATGATGTTAACGTAGGGATTCTCTACCGTGTTCTTGCCCATCGTCTTAGTCGCCTTCTCGAACGAGCCCTTTTTCCCGTCCCAGAGTGCGACCAGCGCGTCTATCAAATCCCCGTCCTTCATCTTGAGCAGGTTCCCGAGCTCGTCCGAGCAGAACGTCACTGCAGACATTGGGTAGAATGCGCCTGGCTCTCGAGGGTCTGGGTCGTGCTGAGTGTTCTCTGACAGCGCCTTGATCAGTTCCTGCCAGGTGACCACGTCCGCTCCGAAGTGGATCTCCTTGAGCGGCCGCAACAGGTTCATGCCTACGTTGGCTGTGGTACTCTTCGCTATGATTCCCGGCGGAGCTACCATTATGACGTAAAAGTTGGGAATCCATTGGAAGTATTTTTGGTCGATCCAGACCCGACGACGCAGCGCTCCCGCGACCGTACTCACGCCGGTCCAAAACAGCATCTTTAGTGGCGCCTCCCCGAATGAGGCGTACTCTACGAACGCTCTCAGCCAGTCATCATGATATCTCTTTCGTCCCATTTCCAGTTGGCCATGACCGCTTCTCGCAATCGCCCCAGGACTTTAGGCTAGTCTTGAGGCCCCATGGTATTATTAAGGGGTCGTCGTATGGAACTGTAATGTGAACTAGAGGATGAATTTTCGTCAAGACTTCGGTGCGATAGATGACTGGGTATTGGAATACTAGCTCGTCGTGAACTTGTAGAAGGAATTGGATTCTAAGGTCTTGGATAAACTGTCCGCGATCGTAATTCTCGGCCCGAACCAAGGCTCGGTTAGTAACACAGGCTGTCGTAGACTGACCAATCCACGCGACAGCTTCAGGGAGAGCGGTCTCAATGCGATCGAAGCAAAACCAGCGATAGCCGAATTTGTTAAAGACCTTTCGAGTTTTGCTGAGCTGGTCAGCGATACGCTCGTGCCACTCGCGTATTGCAGGGTGCAGGTGAAACCAGGTGGCCCGAAAGGACGCAGCCTCCCACTTAGGAACTCCCATCGCGTGAGCCAGCTCATCATCCCCGCCAAGGTAATTAACGAGGTGAACTCCGGTTCGGATAAGATCGTAATATGGCTGCTCATATCCGGTGGGACAGTGCCGGGGAAACATGCCCTTAGCGTTATGAGCATGGATCTTAATTTTGTTCTCGCGGAATACGCGCTTAAGATCTTCGTCATTAGATTCCCATGCGACAGTCTGGGCGTCCGCCCCAGTGAGGTCAATCGACGCGATCTCGAAGCCGAGGTCAGGGATTAGAAGTTTCCTGACGTTGGGAATTGGGTACTGGCCTAGAGCGTCAGCTTTTCGGGCCACGACTGTCCTCTCTGAAGAGCATGATTCCTCCCAAAGCCATCCATGCCGATCCGACTGGCCACCATAGCCAGTAGCCAGTGACGGCGCCTATGAGAAAGCACAGGTGACCGATTATCATGTAGTGGCCTATGTTCATGCCTCCTCCTCCTCCTCATCGCCCTTGGTCCAGTTCTGCAAGTTGGTCCCATCGCCAAAGGCGTCCTTGGACGAGGTCCAACGGAAACTCACTGCGGTTGGCGAGAACTGGCTGCGCATCCTGCCGTCCGGACACCGCGCCTGGACGACGTTGGAGTTGAGGGTGTTAATGGCTCGGATTTCGGTAATCCGCTCGACTATCGGGCGAAGGAGCGGCTCGCGCATAGCGAACAGTTTGAGGGCGTCCTCGTCGCAGGTGGGACGTCGAGTCTGCTTGTTCCTTACCACCTTGCACTTGAGCTCGCCGTAGAACAGGCCGCTCATTTGCGGGAAGGATTGAGTATTGAACTCCCTGCCCAATATGGCATTCAGCTCGTTCTGCCGCTCCTGTGCCGCAAGCATGAGCTTGCCCGCGATCTCACCTCGACGGAGCGTATCCACCTTGATTCCCCTCAGCATCATGCGCAATATGCTCCACCACATACGCATCTGGAAGCGATACAGGTCATACAACCCCAGTCGACGCAGCATGCGCTCTAAGCCGAAAAACACCTCCAGAGTGCTAGTGCTGTCATCGCAGTTGTAAGCCCAATAGTCATCTTCAGGAATTTTGGGATTCCACTCCTTTCCCTCGTCCTTCCAGTAAACGTGATGCTTAGCGTACATCGAGGACAGGAAATCAAGGCCTTGAGGTAGCCCGGGCCAAGCAACGTGTTGCATGAGGCGCGTGTCATGTCGCAACCTTGGCACATAGCCTCTTCGGCGGGCGGTGTACTGTGCGTCGTAGAGGTAGTTTTGGCCAACCAGTTCGATATGCGGGTGAGTGCACAATTCTCGTTCCCGCTGCCAGAGAGACACATCCTCATCGAGCGTGAAGTACCCTGTCGGCCTTTCCACGCACATATTAGGGATACAAATTGCATCAGTGCGAGACCACGCGTAGCCTGAGCAAGCGATATATCCTCCACGCGTTTCAAGGTCGTTCGATAGTGGCAGAGGTGGAAAACCTTGGCGCTGTCGGACATTCGCCCTCCTGATCAAGTCGCCAAGGCAATCCATGGCGTCAGTAAATGATGGCCGAACTAGGTACCTCTTTTCCTTACCCGGCCAGCAGCCGCGGTCAAGTGCTTCCTTAGCTCGTCTGAGGTCATGAATAGCAATTGAGCGCCAACCCCATTCTCGAAGAATGAGGGCAGGATGGTAAGTAGGCATGAGGAGTGCAACGTGCTGAACCCCATCTGGTGTCTGATAGTGATGTTCCAGCATACTTCCACGCCACTTGGTAATCCCAACCCTACCTGTAACGGCCCAGAGCGCAGTTTTTCCCATAAGTAGAATGAGCCGAGGACGGACTTTCCGTATCTCGTCGCGTAGCTCGGCAATTCCTTCAAGAATGAGTTCATTGGGCTTGGTTTGCTTCTTGTCTAAGAAGAAGTGCTCGATCTTGTTCTCTGGTGGTCGGTACTTGCAGACGTTGGTGAGGAAACAGTCGGACCTGAGGAATCCCGCCTCATGGAGCATTCGATCCAGTTCTGCGCCCGAGGTCCCCACAAACGGCACACCTTTAACTTCTTCCTCAGCGCCAGGGGCCTCGCCGCAAATAAGGATGTCCGCGGGTATAGGCCCAGACGGACGGGTCTTGATGAATTGACTCTGTAGCGAGACCAGCGGTGTTGCAACTGCGTCCATTTCCAGGTTCCCTGATATTGCTCAATGAAGAAAGCCAAGGCCTGATAACTGGTCTTGGCGTTGAGAAACTTGCGCGCTCGCTGCAGGTGCTGGTATATCACGCTGCGGTTGTTACCGAGCACGGCTCGGATCTGCGCGGGTTCGAGCCCGAGGTACATCAGGAAGAGTATGTCCTCTTCCCTTGGGCTCAAGCATACCTTGTGCGGGACGTTGAGCCGCTTGCTGTACGAGGGACTCACAGCCCCAGCTTCCGAGCGAGCCAGGACTTGATTTCGATATCCGTCTCCAGCCCGACCACGTCTCGGATGTACTTCTCGTCCGGGTCGACGAGCTGGGAGAATGGAATCCAGACCGGACCCTCGCCCTCTGGCTCGAATTGGAAAGCGAGGTCGGTAACTCTCAGCACCTTGCCGTTCAAGCTCGCTGTGTCACTCACGGGGAACGCGCTCCTTGGGATATACTACAGGTTTGGGCGGCGCCATCTTGACGACCCACTCATAGCACTCTTCATCCGGCTCGATACGCTCCAGATGTGGATATACATTGAGCAATATCCACGAGTGCGAGGGTGTGACCCAGAAGGCTCTGTCTTCAATAGTGTCGTACATCAACACTACGTCGATCGGGTGCTGACTACTCGCCATCGCTCTTGGCTATGGCTCTCCTGGCTTGCGCTCCCAGCACCCGAAGCATATACAGGGAGCGGCCGTTCATGCTGTCAGGAATGTTTCTCCTGATCAGCCCCTCGAGCTGCATCTGGTAGAACCAGACGTCGTTCGCGTCCAGTTCCGGCATTTCGCTCTCGAGCGGGTCGTACTTGGGTACTTCAGGCACCTTCGAGGTCGATTGAGGATTCTCTTTCACGCAGTCTCCTGTTACTTAGTGTTGCATTTTGGGAATCTGATCTGTTGTACCTTTGCTCCGACCACGAGGCCCATTTGCAATTTCCAGGCTCGTAGTGACCGTCAGGGTTGATTCGTTCAAGGGTGAAACCTTCCGGCCTCTCACCCATGTCAGCTAGGAATCGGACGAAGCTGCTCCACCGTTTGCAAACTGTAATGCCTTTGCCTCCATACCACTTGTACGCCTTGTTGCGTGAATTGAGGCAACGCATTCGCATAGCATTCCAGACACTGTAAGTTGGAGTTGTTTTCATCCTTCAAGATCGATGGCTATACCATCGTCCTCCTTGGCTCCATCGTCGATTTCCTTCTGGTTTACGCGAGTGACCGCGATGTTGAAAGGGGCGTCCTGTTCCTCGATGTATGTGGCGGTCAGCCTCATCCTGTTCGCAGCAACAAGGATAGGCCCAGTGCCACCAAAGCAGTCCAGAACACTATCTCCAGGATTAGCAGACCGACTGAGGAGGTCACAGTAGAGCGCAACAGGCTTTTGAGCCGCGTGAAGTTTGTTACTGACCGGAGGTATGCGAGTGATCGCATCGCTCTTGACCACCAGGGTCTCGCGGTCTCCTTTCCAGGCATACAGCACGCACTCGTAAACTCGTCGAGGGCCGTGTTTCGGCCAAGGTAGCATGCCGTCCCCTTTGACCCAAATGAGAGGAGTGGAGAACACTTTCCACCCGGCAAGACACATGAGTGTTTCCAGCCTAGGAAACATCCGAGGGTCACAGAATACGTAAGCGTGGGCCCGCTGCTTTGCGACTCGGAAACTCTCGTCAGGGAAAACAGACATGATCTGCTCCCATCGCTTGCGGGAATCCCGATACTCGTGGGGAGTGGTTGCCTGCGGACCAAAGTCGTCAGCGTCAATTCCGTAAGGTGGGTCGGTAAGCACAACGTCGAAACTTCCTGCCGGCAACGTTGGCAGTATCGCAAGCGAGTCTCCTTTGATCAGCTTGTGGCTGGTTTTGGTCAGGTCGAATTTCTCGGCCAGCTTTGCCTGATGGACAGCCTGAGCATCTTTCTGGATGACCTTGAGGGCTTCTTTTTCATTCTTTGCTCCGGCCACGTGAGGGAGGTGCATATGCTTGGCAATGATGGCAGCATTGGATACCTCTGTAATCTCGCTCCCCTGAGCCGGCCGGCCAAGCATCGCACTGGCAACTGCCTTCGCGTTAGCTGGTTCGCCCTTGGCCTCCCTAAGTTTTCGTCGAGCCTCAATCGCAGCGATACGTTCTTGCCAGGTGAAGTCAGTACGATCGACGTTCTCACTGACTTCAATTTCCAGTCTCTCGAGGGGGCTGAGCTTGTCCCATTCCAGACCCGGCACGCAGCCTCGAGGTGCGTCTTCCAGGCCACAAGCGAACGGAATACTTTCGGCAATAAGAGCTCGCATAGCACGGAGACGCCTCTCTCCAGCCCGGAGTATCCAGCGGTCGCCATCAGGCTCACGCTCAAGGGCCAGCGGGTGGATGAGGCCTGTGCGAGCGATGGAGTCCTTGAGCTCCTTGAGCTTGTTTTCATTGAACTCCTTGCGGAAACGGTCAGGCGGGACGATGACGTCCTCGTGGTGGACGAAGATCACTGGCGTACAGGCTCCAAGAAAAGTGAGACTGGGTCCATGAGCTTGACTGGCTTGTCGAACTCACGCGCGATGCGAAGCTCGTAGGTGATGCCTCTGGAATCTTGCCAGCCATCGAGCGTCAGCACCCATAGCTCATCGCAGGCGCGGATCATCTTCCTGTCGAGCTCTTGCCAGAATTCGTATTCGTAGGGAAGGTTGTGATCCTGAGCGATAGGTGCCCAGTGGGCTATTGGCGCTATAACATGAATGCTGCGCCTGGCGAGTTCAGCGCAGACACGTTGAACTTGCTTGCAACGTACTTCCCTAACGTCGTAGTTAGGGTGAGAATACGGCGAGGCGAGATAGATTAGCATAGGAAAACCGGCAAGGAGCAGGATAAATCACGGTGCTTTTACATTCCCTAGTAAGCCGTGAATTTACTGCTTGATCGGGCAACCCGCTCCTTGCCGAGGCCGTTTAGCCGCGAGTTACCGCAGCGATGTTCTGGTACGGGTTCTGCGGATCATCCGGGTTGCGCGAGTTCTTCAGCTTGACCATCGCGCTCTTGCCGATGAAGTCCGAGAACTTCCACTCGATGCCCGGCCTGTTGAGATCGAACACCTCGCGGAGCTTGTTGAGCTCGCTGTTCTTGTACTCGCCCATGTCCAGGCCACCGTTCGGCGTCAGGTCGAGCCAGACCGTCTGCCGCTTGGTAGGCATCTTCTCGAGCTTGAACTGAGCCTGGATCTCGGGGTCGTCCAGCCGCCAGACGACGATGAGCGCGACTGCACCCTTGTCGGACGTGAACAGGCGAGTCGCCTTCTCGTCCATGAACGGGCCCTCGACGACCGCCCGATAGTCCTTTTCCGGGAGCTGCAAACGTCTGGTATCGCCTTCACCTTCGAAGGAACCGGATGCAAACGCTTCTACGTTGAAACCACTGGGAGCTCCAGCCATGTAAAATTTCCTTAAAGTAAAGTTAAGAGAAAGGTACTACTTGCCTACGGGTGGCGGCTTGGCCGCGTCCTGTAGCTGGGAATTCGCGCCCTGGGCGGCTTTCTCCGCCTCTATCATGCGGTGCCACTCTCGGATCATAGGCGCGAACGTTGGCAGGATGACCCTGCTAAAGGGAAGGTTTCGTGTCTTGGTGCGGTAGCTCTCCTCTATGGTTGACCAGGTGAATTGGTCGCCGACGCGCTTGGCTAGGACGACGTCGCTGAATGGCCGTGGTATCTTGGGCGCCAGCTTTTGCCCGAGCGTAGCGACCATGTTCTCGAAGCCGCCGGAGACTTCGTTCGGCTCGCGGTCGATGTGAGCCATCATGACCGCCATGCTGGGGATCATCCCGCAGAACATATCGATGTAGTTGCCGATTTGGTACATAGCGTTACCGTACTCGCCCCTGTGGACTGCCGGCTTAGTGCCGATGTGTCCGAGGAGGAAGGCTTTGCTGATGGATGTAAGTGAGTCGTTGACCACGGCCCACTGGTCATACGGCTCCAGGTGATCGGCCGGCCCGAAGCGCTCGTTGCACCTGTCGCACTTGAGGTCGCCCATGGTAGAGACGAGTTCCATGTGCGCCTGGAAGCGCTCGCGATGCTGCGGCGCCACGTTAGCTACGCCCTCGTAGGACAGGGTGTTGAGGTACTTGGCCATCTCCCGCAAGTCCTGCCAGGTGGGCATCGCGACTGGGATGTACTTCCAGTGTAATCCCTGCGCACAGGTGTACACCGGCCGACCCCTGCGTGTGTCCACCAGGACCTCCATGCCCGGCTCGACGAACACGACGAAGCACTTGAGGCCAGCCTCGATGATGGTGCGGATGCTGTCGGTTTTCCCGTGACCTTCCATGCCCATGAGGAGGACCTTTGGGCCTCGAACCCAAACCTTCTGGGCAGCCGAGGTAGGCGAGGCGCCGGCAGGCGGGATGGGGAAGTGCTTGGGTAGAGATTCGACTGCCATCAGGGAGCCCTATAGAAATGGTAGTGATAGGGATTTGCGCTGCCGCCCGGAGCCAAGGGCGGGTACGGATCAGCGAGGAGTGGCACGTGGCTGATGCCGGCAGACTGCGGGTAGATGGCCAGGCGGTCGATCCCGCGAAGGACGCAGAGGCGATGCGCCTCGAAGGACTGCAGGCGCATGGCATCGCACTGCATGACAACCTGCGCTGCCGGGTCCGGCCGAGAGTTGATGCCGACGGGCTGCGCTGGAATTGGCTGGTCCCACGCACAGGACCCTAGGAGGAGAAGCGGGATTAGCCTTTTCACAGCGCAACCCATCCGGCAAGTTTGAGGCTCGGTGCTTTTCCGGGTATGGTCGCCTCGTTGTCGACCGTAGCGCGGAGATAGTTCGAGACGACTGGAAGGAACTCTTGACCAGCCGACTGGACTGTCACCTCTGCCTTGATGACGTCGATGATTCCTTGGTCGATGCCTTCCAGGATCTCGTCATCCAGGCCCGCTTCGTCTCTGACTTCGGACCTTCCGTCTTCGACGTACAACACTAAGACTTTCATTCAGTGCTCCTTTGATGTGCCGGTTAATCGGCGGTTAATGTGCTCATGTGCCGGGCAGCCTAATCCCCTCATAGATCGCGCTCCGAGGGAGGTCGTACCCGCCTGTGGCGGCTAGCCTCTTAAAGCGTACAGCGCCACCAAGATACTGTTCCCGTCGACTCCAGATCTCGTCACGTTCAGCCTGTGTGAATCCAGAACCAACTCGGACTTTTCGATCTTCCCATAGGCCGACGATTGCCCCCAGTGTTCCACCAGGAACTTTGCCACCTTGTGCAGAACTTCGTTTGGTATACCCTCGCTCGTCGCTTGTAGGTTCATTAAAGTTTCGCTGTAGCTCTTCAAAGTCGACAATTCGAGCCTCGTGATGCTCGACCCGCTTGACTTTAAGGAGAAGCTGTTCTCGGAGAGTCGAGCGTCCGTTTTTGTACCGGCCGGTAGGGGACCGAGTAATGATGCCCTCATAGCGTCGGTTGACGGCATACTCCTCGAACGTGACGAGCTCTTCGAACTCGGTGAGGAGCACTTGATTGAGAACGACACAGAAAGGAGACCTGTCCCCCAGTTGCTGAATGCGGTCCGCAAAGCCGCCAGGCGCGAGCGAATGGTCGAAAACAAAGAAGCGTACTCCTTCAGGTGGAATGGGTTTGGAGCGAGAGTTAACAAACGACTCGGTTTTGCGAAAGCACATGGGATCAGTAGGGTCGCCGACAATGATCTCACCGTCCCAACCAGTGCAGCCCGCGAGATGCTCTGCGGCTAGAGCTCGCAGGTTGCGGTTCGCTATGGTCTTGAACGTCCGGCTCATGAACTCGAGATGCCACCACCGAGCTCGGATGCCGTCCAACTTGAATGAGGCGAAACAGGGCAGCCTCACGTCGAGGAGCGAGTCAACCTTCGCTCCAAGTATGCAGCGTGCAGAGTCAGGCAAGTATTCCCACCTCACTCCGTCTGACAGGTATGCACGCTTCGCCCTGTTCGTGAAGCAACCGCTCCATGTCGTCGAAGCTGATGAAGAAGTCTCCGCCGACACCCCAGGATTTGCCCCAGTTGTTGTGCCCGCGGAAGTACTTCTTGCCCACGTTGACTCCCGGAATGCAGACGCAGTGGCCGCCTGCAACCTGGCCAGTGACGTGTATGAACCCAGCCGAGTCCGTGTCGAACATGCCGTCGTACCAGTTGACACCAGCTACAGCTGGTCCGTGGTGGCCGACTGCGAGGATGAGATCCTGGAGCCCGAACGCCCAGCGATACTCCGGCACGAAGCCCCAGCCGTGGACCACCTGGGCGCCGGCAATGACGCTGGTGCCTTCTTCAGGCGGCGTGTCCGTGTACTCGTCGAGGATTTGGGCCTTGTGGTAGATGTCCCTGGCGAGCGCTTCAGTGACGTTTGGCACTACCACTGGTCTGGCCACGAGCTCGTGCGCCCAGCCAAAGCCGACGCATGCGCCCTCCTGGCCTTGGTCGAGGTAGACGCCAACCTTCCAAGTGTAGCTCCGGGGCTTTTCAGGAACGAGCGCTCGGATGGGGAAGGCGCGGCTGCGTTGGTCGAACTGGGGAAGTCGGCCGAACTTGCGGCCGTTGATTACAGGTAGGGGTGCGGGCAAGGGGGACCTTTCAGAAAGGAATGTCGTCGTCAGAGTGCTCTCGCTCCGGCTGACCAGCTGGCTCTCGCTCCGGTGGGGCGCTGTCGGAAGGGAACAACTTGATGGTCATGCCAGGTATTAGCCCAAGCACGACGCATGGATCGAGCTTGAGGTTGAGGCTACCGTCTTCGTTCAGCCATGCACCGCCGATAGTGCCACGAATCTTGCTGTCTGGGGACGTAACCCAGATGCGGTAGTCGGGCTTGCGAGACTTGGCCACTGACTACTTCCCTGGCGCCTTGGCCTGGACCTGCGCTGGCTTGTCGCTGGGCAGGTCGTACTTGGCGGTGAAGTCAGCGTCCGTGCACGGGTAGTAGCCGGACCCGTCGCGCTCTTTGATGATCCAGTCGCCGATCGACGCCAGGACGTTGCCGTGCTTGTTCCTGAGCATGATGTTGTAGGGGTCGAAGCCCTCGCGGCTGTCGTCGTAGGCCTGCCGGCCGATGAGCTTCTTGACCGCCTCGGAGTTTTCGCGAGAGAGGCGCACGGCCTCGATGGTGGCAGGGCGGGTGACAAATTTCTGGAACATTACATGAGGTCCTTTATATTGATCTCGAGGTTGTCAGAGTCCATGTTGTATGCGGCTCCGGGGTGAGTCGAGAGGTGCTCACCGCGATCCTTGGCAAGCGGGTCCCAAACCCGAATGCGATACTGGTTGAGCCAACGGGCAGGCTCGGGCGACTCGCAGAGGGTAGTGAACCCGCAGCCGCCGTACGACGAGCAGGCGCCTTTCGCTATGGCGAGGTCAAAGTCGAATTCCTCATACTGCTGAACCATCCGCCGGAGGTCCTTATGCAGCTGCCTCCACCACCGATCTATCTCCCACGAGTGCCGCGAGAGGATGACTTCGGCGTGGGTGATCTTGGTCTTGAGTAAGCCCACTCCTCGAACGAGCGCGCCGGCGACAGGAAAGCCATACGTCCGCGCAGCTGCGCAATATCCAGTGAACTGACTTTCGAGCTTCCACTGGTCTGCCCAGCTCTCGCCGAGACTGCCCGTCGTTTTCTCGTCCGTGACCCAGAGGTTGCCATTCATCTCTCCAATCATATCGCAGCGGCCGGAGTACAGGATCGGGTTGCCAGTACTGGGGTTCTTTACCTCAGTGGGAATCGAGAACGTGAACTCGATCATGTACTTGCCGTCTTGAGTCTTGAACGGCTTGATGCGGTCGCGGTCTAGGGGGTAGAGTTGGAGGTAGGAATCGAACGCCCTGATTACGTTCTCGAGAGACTTGTCTCCGGTCTTGGTAGGCGCAGGGACGAAGTTGCCATAGGAGACCATAATGGCTTCCAGACCGTCGCGTTTCGCCTCGCCGATCGACTTGCCGTCTCGGTAGAAGGACAGGCGAGCTACCTCGAGGCCCTTGGCAAAGGCGCCGCCCGCGTGCAAGTGGACGTTCGGGGCCATGCCTGTGATGCTGAACAGGAACCCGTACATCCACTTCGTAGGGCAGGCGACGAAATCCCCTCGGGCGGTGTTGTCGACCTGATCGGGGAAGGGAGGCTTGGTGCGGAGGTCAACCGGCATTACAGCGTTACCTTGATAATCAGGCAGCGCTTGTAGGACGACTGGCTATCTTGAGACCAGGTTGGTATTACTCGTGCCTCGCGTGTTCTCTTCGGTTCGCTGTCATACTGGTACTCGTCGTAGTTTGAGTTCCAGCCTCCTAACAGGGCCGTGAGGAGCTGCTCTTCCCCAGGGTTTTCGGGCTCCAAGTAGATCGACTTGGAATGAGGTTCTACTACCAGCTTGAAATGCATTCCTGCTCCTTTGCGTGAGTGGTGCCGCCGCACTTGAAAGACAGGGGCCCTGGTGCTGATGAGGCTGATAGGACTTACTGGTATGCCTAACAGCAAACTCTCCAAGGCCCCTCTCTTTGGGGACTGTATGTCGGTCAGTCCCCGTACCGATTCGGAGGTTCTCCTTTCAGTTAGAGGTTAAACGTCTAACCCGAGGTCTTTGAGGTCCGCGTCCAGCGCCGCGTCAGCATAGGCTTCCTTCTTCGGCTTGCGCTTGGACTTCGTGCTTTCCCCTGTGATGACCACGGCACCTTGGCCGGTCCGCAAGGTTTCGTACACACGCCGAGCCTCTTCCACGGACATCTTGTAGCCCGCGTTGACTCGATTCCGCAAGTCATGGCGCTCCTCAGGGGTAAGAGGAGGCTGCTGCGGCTCTTGTTGCTCTTGTGGAGCTTCAAGTGCTTGAATCTGTTCCATCTGGTGCCGGCTCCTTAACCGGCGAAATGTCTGAAGCAACGTCGTTCATGGTACGCGCGCGGGGTTCAGTTGTCAAGCGGACTCTTCGCTCGCGTAGGTCCTTCTCGATCAGCGCCTCGAGGTACTCAGTACGTGCGCCATACCTGGCGCCGCCGCGCACAGGGTCCTCGA